ATGGAACAGTATATTAACAAAGCCTCTTTAGTAGCGGAGATAAAGAAAATAAAATCATATATTGGTAGTGACAAATATCTTAGTGATTTTGAAAAGGGATGTAATTTTGGTAGAGAGGATGTATGTGATTCATTATTGAACTTTATTGACACCATTGAAGTGAAAGACGCAAATGAAGCCCTCCGTACAGAGTATGAGAAAGGAAGGGCTGATGTAATTGCAGATACTCTCAGTTGGCTTAAAAACTGTTGGCCAAAATACTGTAGCAATCAAACTATTATTGAAGGATTTAAAGAAGCAATAAAAGACTAAAACTATGCCCCAATATTTCCATGATTACATGCACTGTTCTCAAGACAAGTGCAAAAAGAAAGACCAATGCTATAGATACTGGCTTGGTCAGGAGATTAAGAACACAGACTTTCAGTATGCAAGTTTCTTCCATCCAGAGGAACCTGTTACTGATGGCTGCACGTATTACATAAATAAAGATTATTTTGAATGATTATGACACAGGAAGATAAAGAGTTGTTACTTAAAGACCTTTCGGCCAGATTGCCTTATGGAGTTAAAATAGAATTAATGCCAATTACAAAAGGTAAGTGTACAATATTAACTCCAATAATATTACAAGATTATTTTGTATCTGATGATATTAACTACCTTCCTTATCTCCGCCCAATGTCAAGTATGACTAAGGAAGAGATTAATGAGTTTGAGCAAATAACCGACAATCTTCTTGATAATGGGACATCTGAAGAAATATGGAATACAGTAATTGACTGGCTTAATGCCCATCATTTTGACCATAGAGGTTTAATTGGGAAAGGTTTAGCAATTGCTGTAACTGAAGAAAATAATCCTTATAAATAAAATGAAAAGCTATACTGATTTAGAACAGTCAAAGAAATTGGCAGAGATTCTTCCGCTTGAAAGTGCCGATATGACATGGTGTAACAATTCTATTAAAGGGATTAATTATACAGATAAATTCTCTGCCAATCTTTACACTGTCAAGGAAATGAAAGATGTTTTTGATGAAGCACTTGTTGGTTGGGATAAGTACTGGGAACTTGTTCCTTGTTGGAGTCTTGCAGCATTGCTTGATATTTTGCCTGACGGCACAGATATAGTAAAAGACAAGGCTGATACAGAAAATGAAAAATATATGTGCACTGTAGGAATTAAGGATGATATTATATCCACATTTGGTAAGAATCCTGTTGATGCATGTGCTGAAATGATTATTAAACTGTATGAACAAAAACTATTGTGATTATGGACACATACGAAAAGAAATACAAAGAAGCTCAGAAATGGATAGAAAGTATCTATTCAGAGTTAAGTCATGAACAACAGATGGAAGCAGAAGCATTCTTCCCCGAACTTAAAGAGTCGGAGGATGAAAGGATAAGTAAAGAAATTATTAAATATTTAGAACGAACAGTACCACACCATCACCGTGATGAGGTATTAAAATCAAAAGAATGGACTGCTTGGCTTGAAAAGCAAAGTAGGCAGAGGCCTGCTTGGAGTGAAGAGGATGAGAAGATTCTGAAAGATATCCTTATAAAAACATAGACAATGTGATAATGCAATTGAAGAGTGTCAAAAAAGAACTTGAAAAACAAAATGCTGTATGAGTACATTAAAAGTAATCCAAATTAGCAGTGACAACTTTGGGGAAATTATGCAATTACCCTGTGTAAAAACTTGTTCTAAAACTATGTCTGGTCATTTAAGATTTAAAGGCACCTTTGAATCTAAAGCTAGTTATGCTAAAGAATCTGACTGGCTTATACAGACTTCTCCAGGTAAGTGGAGAGCTATACCAGATGGTGAGTATCAGAGAATAAAAGATAAATTAGGTTAAGACAACTGAAAGAATATGGAGAAACTGATAATTCCTGACTTTAATACGGGAGAAGTAGATATTTATCCTGTAAGTCATATAGATGATGTGGAGAGTGTAATAGAAGAGTTAGGCCATAATCCTAATAGTTGTCTATGGATGATTTCTAATGGCCATATAACCTTTCATAAAGAGATTTTAAAATAACTATAACTATGCAGATTAAATATTATTTTTGGGGTGCAGCTATTGTGCTGTTCTTCTTATTTGGTGGAATTATAGGATGCCCTTACTATAATGTATGGCAGCAAGAGATGAGTGGTAAAGCAGAGTTTGCCAAAGCTGAGCAGAATAGAAAAATCAAGATTGAAGAAGCTAAGGCAAATCTTGAGTCAGAGAAGCTTAATGCTCAAGCTGAGATTGAAAGAGCCAAAGGTGCAGCAGAAGCTATCAAGATTGAAAATGGTCAGTTGACCACTACCTATATTCAGTATCTCTGGGTAAGGCAGCAGTCAAATAACCAGATTCAGAAGATTATCTACATTCCTACTGAAGCAAGTATGCCTATTTTGGAAGCTAAAAAAGATAAATAGCAGTATTATGAAACTAATAGAAAGTAAAACTGAGCATATATATAAAGATAATAAAATTGTTGAATATAGTGATGGTACATTTATCGCGTATTATTACGCAAAAGATGATGACTCTGAAGATATTCAACAGTTTACTGCAAACTCTTTAGAGGAAGCTCAGAACCATATAGATTTATATGCAAAATAAAAAATTAACATGAAACAAACAGATAGTAAGAAAAGGAAGCTTACCAAGACTTCTGACAATAAAACTGATGAGGAACTTTTGTATTGGGATGAAAATAATAAAAGTATAATCCTACAATTTTAAAGTATGAAATTAATAGAAAGTAAAGCAGAGTATATCCCTCAAGAAGAAGGTCTTGAGGGTATATACAAGATGATAGAACTAGCAGGCAGGACTGCATACCATTCTCAAGATAAAATCACTCCAGACTCTGCAAAGGACTTTGTAGATAGAATGATTAAATCTAAGCATGGGGCAGCTCTAGAGCATGGTACTGTGTATCTAAAAGTAGCATTGCCAAAAGATGAAATTACTCCCGGAGAGTCATTGTATCATTATAAGCGTAATCCATATTCAGTATATAAAATATTTGATAGGATTGCTTATGTGACTTCTAATATGCGTGTCCTACAGGAAAATAACTGGCTTGATGACCTCAAGTATCTCTGTCCACCTACAGAGTTCCATGAGAAGAGATATACTATTAGGTTTACTTGTGATAGAGGTGTATCCCATCAAACTGTTAGAGAAAGGCTCATGTCGTTTTTACAGGAATCACAAAGATACTGTTGCTATATAAAAGAAAAATTTGGAGCCTCTGTCACATTTATACAACCAGATTGGATAAAGTACTCTGATCAAAAGGAGTTTGAGGAAGACCTTAAGGCGGCAGAGCAATTATATTTTAAATGGCTTAATAAGGGATATAAAGCAGAAGAGGCAAGATATTTTCTTATCAATGGCACCAAAACAGAAATTGTTGTTACAGGATTCGCTTCTGATTGGAGACACATGCTAGACCTTCGTTACTTTGAAAAGACAGGAAAAGTTTCTCCTGACATGAAAAATCTTATGCAGAAAGCTCAGAAAGCTATGCAAGAAGCAGGTATATGGGAAGATATTATGAGTAAATTATCTAAATTTAAGTAATATGAAAACAAAAGTAACGCCAGTTAATTATACCGAAGATTTAGAAAAGATTACTAAGGAAGAAAATGTGAGTGCCGTAGGTATTGAAAAGATGTCTATTACCTATATTCAGCCTGCTGACACTTGTAGTGATTCAGATGAAATCCAAAATATCACTATTACTACTCAGTGTGGAGATTGCTGTGGAATAGAAGAGGCAGAAAAGAAAGAAGGCTGCTACTTTGATATTTCTATTCCAGAAGGACAACATTGGTCAGTAGATGACGGCGATTCTCTCAAGGCTCTTATTGATGATTTTAAGAAGAGATTATATCAAGATAATATTATTTAGAGTAGGCAGAGACTTTGTCTTTGCAAAATAAAAACCCAACAATAATGAGATTAATCAAAGCAAAGGATGCTGCTCAGAAGTTAGGAGTTGATGTGCAGACTATCAGGAACTGGGGAGAGAAAGGCATCATAGACATCATCAAGAGACCTCATGTACACTATGTGAATGAGGAACAGATTGATGCTCTCTTCCCAGAGCTGACAAGTACTGAAGAATCTAAGCGACTCCTTGCTGAAGAGAAAGCAAAGTATGAATCAATGATTAAGAAGTATGAGGAGCTTGAAGAAGAACTGCATGAAGAATACAGGGTTGGCAAACTGATTAATTTCAGTATGAAGAAAGCAGCCATCCATAAATTCTTTGATGTGGTAATCAATCTCCTTGTACTATGTAGGTGTCTTACCTCCAGAGAAGCAGCTATTCTTACTGCTGTAATAAATGGAAAGACTTCCAAGGAGATATCCAAGATGTTTGGTGTCACTCCTCAGAATGTCTCTTTCATGTGTCAGAAGGCTATCAGACATGCTTCTGATATCAGGAATATAGAAGATAGAATCTCTCATAATGAAGAGCTTGAAAAGAAAGTAAATATCTTGGAGAATTCCATAAAGGCTTTAGAGATGAAAGCCTTGGCAAAAGAAGCTGCAAAGACGCTGTCTTTAGATGAAATAAAAGATGCTGATAACATAATTAGTGGTACATGCGCTCTCCTGAGTACCAAGGTAGGTAATCTGAATATTAGTGTAAGAGCATTGAATGTTCTTAGAATGGCAGACATAGAAACTCTGGGTGACTTAGTCAGACTTACTGAAAGAGATGCCAAAGAGTTAAGGCACATGGGAAATAAATGTTTCTATGAGCTTGATGGTTTACTAGATATGTACAATCTCTCATGGGGCATGGATGTAGATAGCTACTATGCAGCATTTGGTACATTAATTAAAGATTAATTATGAAAAGACGATATTTTAATTTAGATGATGTGGACAGAGATCCAGATGATTTTATCTATGTCCATGAGTATAGAATTATTAACTAACTATTATGAACAGAAAGAATTTTTCATATCGAGAATTTATTCTCATATATGCACTGATTATTGTCTTTATGGTTTCCATGTTTATCATCCATATTGATTATAGGATAGATAAATTGGGAGCCAGAGTAGACTGTGTGGAGAAAGTAGCCAATAAAATAGTCAATAACTATGGAGATTGAGAAAGCCTTTAAGAGACTGCTCATAAAAAGCCCTTTCTATGGGCTATTCTGCCTGAGTCTTCCTAAGGAGATTACCAGAAAGGTAGATACTTTGGCTGTCTCTAAGAATGGCATTAACTGTCAGCTGAATATCAATCCTGATTTCTGGGAGCAGTTTACTGATGATGAACAGATAGCATTGCTGGAGCATGAGCTTGGTCATATTGCTCTTCAGCACATGTTTATATCTGATTCATTCTCTGACCCCAAGTATTTCAATATTGCAGCTGATGCAGAGATTAATTCCTATATTGAGAATCTGCCTGAGGGTGGAGTCACAGCTAAGGTATTATCAGAAAGAACTGGCAAGCATCTTGAGAATGGTTTAGGAACCAAAGTCTATTATGAGGCTTTAATGGATTGGCAGAATCAGCAAAAGGCAAATGCCCAGAATCCACAAAAACCTTGTAATGGAGGACAAGGAGGAAATAATGCTGCTTCTACATCAGGAAGTCAGGGACAGCCCTCCTCTTCTTTATCACCCTCTAAAGCTGCCTCAAATTCTACTCCTGAGAATAATAAGGATGGGGAAAAGGAAAATCCACCATCATCTTCTCAACAAGACCAAAATTCTGAACCCCAAAATAAGCAGGACTCCACTATGGGGCAGCAAGAGAGGGGTAAAGAAAAGGAGGAGAAGTATCCTGAGGGCTTTGCTGAAGTCTGTAACTCCTTTGATAGTCATGATGAGTGGAAGGATTTTAAGGATATGCCAGATGCCAATAAGCAGTTGATGCAGAATAACATTAATGCTATCCTGAAAACTACTGCTGAAGAGGTAATTAAGATGCAGGGTACTATTCCTGATAATATGGTGGAGATTATAGAGAAGCTTAGAACAAAGAAGCCAGAAGTATTTAATTGGAAAGCATATTTCCGTAGGATGCTGGGCTCTATCTATGATGTCAATATCAAGACTACTCGCAGGAAACCATCTAAGAGATTTGAAGGCAGTGCTGGTATTCAGCATAGGAAGAAAGTGAGTATTCTTGTTGCTGTAGATACTTCAGGCTCTGTCTCTACCAAAGAACTGCAGGATTTCTTCTCTGAGATTGAGTATATCTATAAGGCTGGAGCAAGAGTTACTATTCTTGAGTGTGATGCTAGAATCAATAAGATTGAAGAGTATGATGGCAAGAAGATTCCTGAGATTGTAGGAAGGGGTGGCACAGACTTTAATCCTCCTGTAGACTATTATGTTAAGCACAGGAAGGAATATGCTTCCCTTATCTATTTTACTGATGGAGAGTGTTCTCTGCCAGACAGAAAACCCTCTGGTATGGTATGGGTAATAACTTCTAATGGTTTGCACCAGGATTATCCTGGAAAGACGGTTTATATACCACCTACTAATAATAATTGACTATGAAACAGAAATATTATCTCCTTGAATGGCCTGAAAGTCAGAAATTCATGGAAAATCCAGAGTGTATACAATCTGAGGGAATGTCTTACTTTGTTCCCTGTGAGTTATACGATAAAAAGAAATAACTATGCAGATAGTGGAATTTGGTGACTATAGTATGGTCATAATGAAAGACTCTGAAGATCCTCGCTGGGTTAGTGTAGGAGATATTTATAGAAATGCAAAAGATTTTGGAGGTAGTATCATAGTTGATAAAGAACAGATAACTATGAATTATCTTGAAACCTATGATTATCTTTATACTGCTGGAAGGCTTGTGTTATTCTTCAAAGACCATATACCTCCAAGATTCTGCTTGCATGATAAGATAATTGTACATGCTTTGATTTAAAATCCTTACAACATAACAATAAACATTTAAGAAATGGCGAATTTAAATGAAATGACCATCAGTGAATTTACTGGTGTGTTTAACTATCTCCTTGATAACAACAAGGAACTACAAGAAAAAGGGCTTACCCCAATAGCCATAGGCATAGAGGGGGAAGCTGGCATTGGTAAGACTAGCCTTATTCAACAGGTAGCTGAACAAAGAGGTATGACTCTTTGTAAGTTAAATCTATCTCAGCTTGAAGAGGTTGGTGATATGGTTGGCTATCCTCAAAAGGAAGTACTGCTTCAGTGGAAAACTGCAGAGGGGCAGACTAAATCAAGATGGTGGCCAGAATCTCTCTTGAATAAAGTACCTGAGAATGTAAAGGTAACAAGTACCACCAGAATGAGCTATGCTCCACCAGCATGGCTTCCTACTAAGGACAATCCAAATGGAACTATCCTGATGCTTGATGACTATAGCAGGGCCAATCAGCTGTTTATGCAGGCTACTATGGAATTGATTAATGAAGGTAAGTATATCTCATGGTCTCTTCCTAAGAATACCAGCATTTGTCTGACTACTAATCCTGATGATGGTCAGTTCTCTGTTCAGAGTCTTGACTCAGCTCAGAAAACCAGGTTCATTAATTTCAATCTCAAACTTAATGTCAATGATTGGGCTTCTTGGGCTGAATTCAACAGTATAGATTCTCGCTGTATCAATTTCTGTTTGCTCTATGGAGAGGAAATCTTCAAGAAGCATAATAATGTACAGACCATTAATCCAAGGGCATACACGACATTCTGTAAGGCTATAAGCGGTATTAAGGATTGGAATGACGATAATTCTCTGGCTCTGATTCTGAATATCTCTAAAGGGTGTTTCCTTAATGACAAGGATAATGTGGTGGGTACTCTCTTTACTACTTTCATCTCTCAGAAGCTGGATAAGCTGGTACAGCCTAAGGATATGCTGATGCAGAAATGGGAGACTGTAGAGCCTAAGATTCATGATTGTGTGTATGATGGTGAGAGATTCAAGACTGAGATTGCCTCTATTCTTGCTATCAGATTATTGAATTACATCATGTATTACTTCTCTCAACCTGGTGTTAAGCAGGATGTAGTGCAGGACAGGCTTCTGGATTTCATTGATAATCCTCGTAAGCTGTTCTCTGATGATTTGCTGTTCCATATCATCAAGACTGCCATTGGTAAATATCCTGGTAAGACTACCAAGCTTCTTCTTAATTCTAAAATTCGTAATAAAATTGTGATTTAATTATGAGAGTTACACCCACACGTAATAGATTATACGGGTTTGAAGACTGTCTTATATACAGTATTGATTGTGACTATTTCTTTGATTCTCATGCATCAAAGTATTGGTTTTCTATAAGACCAGAGACAGGTACTGTGACATATTTGTTCAATACTTTTGGTGCAGTGGCCAATTCTTATGGAGGCGTAGTCTTTAACTCTCTTCCATACAAGGATCATCCAGAGCTTCTTGAAACAGCAAAGAAAGTGTTTGTACATAAGGATTGTAAGATATCACGTACTTTGATTTCTGAGAAGTATAAGAAGAGTCTTTCTCCATTCACTGCAGATGCGGTAATAGTGCCTGAATTTGACAACAGTGTCTGTAGTATGCGCAACAATGCCGTGTTTATTAATGAGGATTGTGGTGCAATAGGTAAGGTTTTCTTCCATAAACCAGAGCATCAAGAGTTCTTTAATGCCAATAAGGGAAAGACCTTAAAAGACCTTTTACAACCTCATTGTGTAGAATTTTTTGAGGAAATTTATGGTCTTCTGGATGCTACTTTAGAGTATGTTGGAGGAGTTATTGGCATACCTAGTAAATGTTCCCTACTTCTTGATATTCTCACAAATACATTGCCTAAAGATAAGACTGTCTTTGAGAAAACCATGCAGAATTCTTTGGGTACTAAGGAGAATAAGATTACCTTTGAAAATATCATCTCTATCCATGAGATGCTGAAGAGTAGTGATGAAAATACAAAAGCTGCTGGTATGAAAGCTCTCTCCATGATGGATTATATGCATTATCCCAATAGTGTGAAGCTGATGTTCCATCAGATGAATACTTGGGAGTGGAGATATAATAAGGCAAATAGTTCTACCTCTGTGAAGTTTATGCTTAAGAGCATTTTCGGAGACAGATGGATAAGATGGTGGGGAGACTATAACAAAACTATCTATCCTCAGGATTTGGAACTCTTCAAGAAACTTCTTGTACACTATGAGAAATTGAATGATGAAGACTTTGCCAACAGGATGGCAGCTTTTGAATTTATGAAGGTTAATGCAGATGGTATGCTTGTTCCTGTATTGGAAGCATAGTTCTGCATGATATAAACCCTTTGTTGTATTGTTTTGTTGAACCCCTCTCTTCTGTCAGGTTTAGCCAGGTGGGAGAAGGGGTTATTTTTTTCTTAGCACCTAAATTATAGTTTTAATAACTCATTTTGATGATTACACTAATAGGACTATCTTTGCTGCAAAACATAATAAAGAATATTCTATGAGCAATATGTGTCTTGTTGTCACTCCTGCTATAGAGGAACTGGCAAGTAAAATCCAACAAGAATATCCAGAAGCATGTCAAAGAAATGGCTTCAATAACCAGATGTGTGCTGAGTGGATTGGACTATATAACAACACTAATTCAAAGAATCCTGATAATGTTCCTGCAATGAAGTCCTTGGTTAATTTCATTGAGAAACTTCGTAATCAAGAAGGAAAATCTTTCTTGTTTTCAAATAATAGTAGTATATTTGCAGAAAATTTAAATACTTATGAAAAAGAAAATGCCGAAGGATTACCCCTTCAACGAATGGACTTGGCAAACCTTGCAGAAATCGAAGGAGAACTTAAAGAAGCAGCCTCTATCTTCGAGGGAGGAGAAAATAGCCCAAGCCAAAGCAATGAGAGAAGCAGTAGAGAAACAAATGAACAAAAACAAAGAAGGTTAGAAAAATGGGCCAAAGAAAATAATCTTTGGGTTGATAGCCTATCTGATGTCCTTGAAGATAATTTTGGTACTCCTATTGAAGGAGGAGGAGAAGCTGTAGTATATGATGCTGGAAAGAACGTAGTAAAATCTATCAGTCTTGATTATTATGACGGTAATCCACAAGCAGCACTCGATAGAATACTTCTTCATAATTATCTTTTTCCTGACACTCAATTAACTGACATTGGTTTTGGAAGAGATTCTGATGGTACTTTCAAAATTCTTGTTTCCCAGCCATATATTAAGGGAAGAGCTGCCACAAGAGACGAGATTATTAAATACGCTAAAGATAGAGGATTTTATACTACTGATAATAATTCCTACTACTTTAGGAACATTAGGATTAATGACCTCAATGAGCTAAATGTTATTATTAGTAATGATGGCATTCCAAGGATTATTGACGCGGAATTAAGATTTGACAATTTAGCCCCTACAGTACTGCATGAGGAAATCCCTGTAGAACTATTGGCAGAAATAGCTGATGAAGAAGCTTCTATCACAGCTTATGATTCCAGAGAGTCTTCTGACCCCGATTTGAATAAAAAATTTGGGGATAAGACAGATGTCTCTGTATCAGAAATGCTGAATAATCTGCTTGCTTCTAATACTCCATTTGAAGGATTTGTCAAGGCACTGCAAGAGAATATTGGCGAGCTTGGAGATATTAGGATTAAGCTTGTCCCAAATTCAAGACCAGAAATAAGAGGCAATGCTGGTGGATATAGTTCTTTGGATAATACCATATATATAAATAGAAATGCCAACTATAAAGGCAAGGATGGTAAAGTAGACAATACCATTATCCATGAAATCATCCATGCAATTGTAGCCAATTCTCTCAGTACACCAAAGCATAGAGAAGAGCTTGGTAAGCTATTTGATGAAGCCAAAGAGAAGATCCTCAAGAAATATAATGTAGAGAATTTTGATGAGTTACCTGAGTATCTCAAGAAAGGCAGGCTCTATGGTCTTCAGAATCTTGATGAGTTTGCTGCAGAGTTTTTTACTAATAGCGAATTTATCTCAGAACTGAATGATGAGAACATCTTTGGTAAGAGGTCTAGTAAGAAATCTCTTTTCAGTAGGTTGGTAGAATGGATTAAAAGTCTTCTTCCAAAAGGAGTAACAGAAACTTATAAGCGTAGTGGAAAAATTCTTAATGATATCATTCTTAATTCTGGTGGCAGTATTCAGTCAAGAGATAAAAGAAACTCTCTTGAAAAAATAACAATAAATCGTAGTAATAATCGTTTAAATAAACAAATAGAGTATGGCAATGACTTTAGAAGAGTACAAAAAGCAGTTAGAACAAGTGGCAAAGGAGTCCAAAGTACCTCGTCTGATGGACACCTTTCAGAAGACGCCAGACAAAGACTGGCAAGAGTGCTTAGAGATGAACTTAAATCCCAGCACAGCACTTTACTCAATAGACCAAGGACTGATTTAACAGGAAAAGGCAATCTATTTGCTATTCATAAAGAAGTTGACCCACAACTATTTCATGATGTTTTTGAAATAGCTAGGTTCTACACAACTAATGGTGAATTAGTTGATTTACACGATGATTATAGTAACTGCAAGTGCTACCTTAATGAAGATGGCACTTGCGGATTTGCTATTGAACCAGATGGCAATCTTATTTCTGTATTTTCGTTAGGCACAAAAAGAGGTTTTCTTTGGGCAATTAAAGATTTTGCTGTAGCTGAGGGCGCTAATCACTTAGATGCCTATGCTAGTGAGAAACAAAACTTGAGGAATATCTATGAAAAGGTATTTGATGCTAAAGTAGCATCATCCATGGATTATAATATGGAATATGACCACGACAGCATTGCTGAAAATCACGGCAGCCCTCAAGTAGTGTTTATGGTTTTAGGAAAAGCAGCTGAAGGAAAAGTTATAGAAAGGCATTTTAATAAAGACCAATATGATGATGCAGAAGCATATCAGCATAGCTTTTTGCCTCAAACAATATTAGCTTCCCCACAAGCTTCCCAAATAAATCCTCTTTTCAGACAAGGTGTAGAAACTCTTACAGGTTATTATGAAGGCGGTGGAAGACTCATTACTGATGATTTCCCAGGAGTACCTAATGAGCTTGATGATAAGCTCAATAACCACTTCATGGGAGGTGAAGAACTCTCTGATGATGATTATCGTGAATTGGCTAAATATATCAGCGTAGTACAAAATACTGATGCCAATACTTCTCAAAGCTGGCCTTATATTGCTGTACCTAAACAGCAAACCCAGCCTTCATCTATTTCATCTCCCTCTCAAGCTGCCCAAAATACTTCTCAGCCAAATACAAGACCTCAATCTGACTCTTTCAAGACTGCCTTAAAAGTAACTGAGAATAGAACTACTCAGTTCTATCAGACCTTTACTCCCCAGCAAATTAAAGACAGGGGTGTAATGATTTCTGATTACTTCTCAGACATTATTGATGACTATATCCTCGATGAACTTGATAGGGTAAATAGAATTATAGAGAATCCAGAATCTTCAGATAAGGACAAAGAAGATGCAAGGACTCTTAAAAATCTTCTCCGTGACCCTATAAATGGCAGGCAATATGCTGCCAATAAGATTCAGATTGGCAATATCCTTGATGAGGTTAAGGACAAAATCAGGAGAAAGGTTAATAGCTATGATGGAGTAGAAAAGCAACTCTGGCAGAATACATTGGATTTCTTTGATGAATTGTTCAATAATCAGGCTTCTCTGGAAATTGAAGAACAGGAAGGAATTCGTATTATTGGACTAAGAACTATTGAAAAATCCCCAGATGAGGTAGCCACAGAGGAGGAAAATGATGGAGATGATGAGACTGGTCACACAGTAAGTGGTAATGATGGCTGGCTATTCCAGACAAGGTTTGAAAATCCAGCTTCTTCTCTCTCCAAGAGAGTAAAGAGAATGACCTATAATATCAGGAGGAGTACTTCTGATAAGGATGATTTAGGACATGCTCGTAAATATCCTAGTGGTCAGATTTATGCCACTCTCCTCTCCTACCTAGCTAAGACTATGCAGAATCCTGATGACTTTATGCAGGTAATTAGACCTGAGGAATATGACGGTATTTATGACCACTATGGTAATGAGGTTACTGATGAACTCTATCCTTATGGCTATCCTACATTCCCAGTATTGGAAACAATGAGAAGCCAATACCCTTGGGTAGAGCAGATTATTAATCGTCTTACAGATGACTATCTTGATAAGGATTGGAATACCTGTATTGCTTTCCCTTCTACCTATGGAGCTATGGCATCTCAGTTCTATACTAACTTCAGGAAAGTATTCATTCCTTATGCTAAGATTCAGGTTGGCGATGGCAAGTTTGGAGTAACACCTTTGAATACTGAGATGGAGGCAAGGTGTCAGAAAGATAAGTTGGCAGCTAACTTTAATAATGGTATTGTCACGACAGATACCTGTATCTACAATCAGGATACTACCATTAATAGGGAACACGCCGATGACTTGAAAGATTACATTAATGATGTCATAGAAGAAGGTGGAGTAGAACACGCCTATAGGCTTTACCAGGATTTGTCAGATCCAGATTCTGTTACAGAGCAAGAGGATGTTGACGACTTCAATCTATTTACAGACAGGGTTGTATTCCTACTTAATTCTTTTGGTATCTCATCAAATAGGGATAATGTAGTAGCTCTCTTGGCTCAGGAAGAACAGGGAAAGACTCTGCTTGATATGCTGAAAGATCTGCATTATGTGGCAGACACTATCTCTAAGGTTTCTGATGAAAATGCCAAGAACTTCAACTATTTCTTAGACCTTCACTATGTTGGAGGAGAATCAGTCTGGGGTAAATTCTTTGATGGTAGGGGAATGATTACTGACGAAAGCTATATGCAGTCTTTCTACGATTCTTCTTCTAAGAAAACCAGGTATAGCTACTCTGCAGATAACTATCTCCAGAAGACTTTCAGAGGTTTGTACAATCCTGATATAGATGAAAGAAAAGAATTCATTAAGCAGAACTTCATGAAGTATGAGTGGTTCTATAACCATAATACGAACACATGGAGAAATAAATGGCTAGAGCATCTCTATAATGCTCAGGACATTTCTGATACTCTTCCATATAGGAATATCAATAACATTACTGAGTATGGTGAAACTACTAAGGTAAGAGACTATAGGACATGGACTCTTGCTGATGTATGGCTTGTTCAAAATAGGAGTTTTGATAGCACAAAGCCTTATACATTCTATCTGGCTCCAATCTTCTCTGATTCTCCAATGTCTATGACTGTCAAGGGTCCTGTACTCAGCAATGATGAAGTGCTTAATGCTCTTGTAGGACTTGTAGACCAGGAAATGTGGAGAATCAAGTATGTAGGAGAAAGAGAGGCAGCTATAGAGAGAGGTGATGTAAAGGCTATTGCTAACTTTGATGGCAAGAGAGGTAAGGAATTCTGCTTTATCCCAGAGCTGAATAGTTTCACTTTTGAGAATGGTGAGACTTTCCTTCAGAGAATTACCAGGATGAAGAATGGCAGGGCTGAAGATGGTTCTGAGGTTGCCTATAGCAAAGCAGACTTTGATAATGTGGAGAGGCAAGCACTTTTGTCTATTATGGCTCAAAAGGCAGATGCTTATTTGGCCGAGAATAGACAGCAATATGACATGGAGAACTTCAACTATGATGAGTTCTTTAGAAACTATATGAATATGGTTTATGCCAATGCTTCTATTATTCAGTTTAGTACCATTGACCTTGCTTTCTATAAGAGTGATGTTGATTTCCAGAAGAGGTTCAAGGAAGTCTATGCTGGAGGTATTCAGCTGAATACTAATTCCAGGTATGGTAAGAAGACAGAGAACACTGTCCTCCTTGCTGATGACATCATTACTTCTCCTTCCTATAATGCAATTAATGAGATTATTGAAAATAATCAGAATCTCTCTGCTAAAGACAAGAAGCAGATTATGGATACCTTCACAGATATCAATGTGGCAGATGCTCAGGCCATCAGGTCTATGCATTCTTTCAGGTCTGTTATGGATATGATGGGCAGATGGGATGAGAGGGCTCAGGAAGCTCTTGATAACTTTGAGAAGGGGGAGTGGAATAAAGAAGATTTTGATGTTATTTTCCAGACTATTAAGCCTTTTGTCTATACTGTCATTGATAGGAATGATGGTATGGGAGGAGTGATTCCAGTACCTCAACAGCACAAGAACTCTGAAATCTGTGCTTTAATGATGTATAATCTGATTACTAACAACCTTGATTCTCCTGTCTATAGGGCTCTTTCAAGATTCATGGAAACCAAAGACTCTAATGGAGAATATCTCGTAGACATGATTCAGTTTGAGTCTGCAGGTAAGGTTGGTAATCAAGGTGTGGTTAATATCAACTACAATCCCAATAAGGTAATGGAAGCCTTGGAGAATGAGGAATACAACTTTATTCCAGATGCTCCTAATACTTTAGAAAATGTAGATACTAACTACAAGGCCATCAAAAAGCAGATGGATAAGAGGCTGGTTGACAAAAAAATTTCTCAAGAGAATTATAATAAGGTAATGCAGTCTCTCCGTCCTACTGAGGATGAGATTGTAGATATGCTCAATCAGTCTGTGCTTATAAATAATGCTGACGGATCCAAGGAAATCAATCCTGAAGTAGTCCATACTATTCCATTTGATAACTACTATCAGGCACAACCTACTCCAGAACATCATATTGATGCAGAGGCTACCTTTGGTTCTCAGGCAAGGAATATTGCAGTAGCTGACCTTCCTGATGACTTCCAGCTTACCTTAAATGTGGCAGGAGATAAGAAGGTTACTTTAAAAGGCAGGGATGCAGTAGTTAATTTCTATTATGAATTGCTGGATGAGAATCTGATTGAGGATTTCTTTGGTGATGGCAAGAATAAGGGAGGCCTCAAAGAGGTATTTGCTTCTAAGGAGAATCTGATGAAGGCTGTCACTGATATTGTAAGAGGCAATCCCAAATATGGTAAGGACTTTGTAGAAGCATTGAAACTTGATAGTGATGGTAACTTTACTATCTCTCCAAACTCTCCTACCATGTTTACCCTGATGCAGGAGCTGGTTACTTCTCTGTTTAAGAATAGGATTACCAGACAGAAGATTAATGGTGCTGCTCTTATTCAGGCTGCTGGAATTGGCTTGGATGAGAAACTGAGGCTTGTAAAAGACAGCAAAGGCAACATTGTAGGAGCCCAATGTTTGATGCCCCTTACTTCTAAGAGCTTCTTTGAGCCTTTCTTGGAGGAACAGGAAGTAAATGGAGAGAAGGTAAAGGTATTGAATCCAGAAAAGCTTACAGAAGCTGGTTTGGATAAGGCAGTTGGATATCGTATTCCTACTGAAAACAAGTCCTCTATGCTTCCTTTAATTATCACAGGCTTTACTCCTCTGCAGAATGGTTCTGCCATTATTCTTCCTGCTGAAATCACAGCTCTTGCAGGTTCTGACTTCGACGTGGATAAGATGTTTGTCATGCTCTCTGAGTTTGACCCCAAGGAACTTAAGAGGATAGAATATAATTTTGACCTCTCTCCAAAGGAGAATGGCAGAAAGGCAAGGAATAATATGCTTATCCAGATGATATATGGTATTCTCACCTCTGGAGCTGGAAATCAGTCTCTTCTTAATCCACAGGGATTTGACAATATTAAGGCTGCAGCCAAACTGAATAAGATAATTACAAGTCCTGACCTTATAGAGCAGCTTCAGACTGAGTATTCTGATTTGGATGACTTGATTAATCATGTCTTAAGTCTCTCAACTAGGGAAAAGGAAGACTTCATTAAGGAGTATAGTCCTGCAGAGTCTCCTGTATATCCTCAGACATTTGCTCATTCTCATGCCAGGAATATGGCTGGCTCTAATCAGATTGGTATCTATGCTATTCAGGGTTCTATGGCTGCCAAATATCAAATGGCAGATATCTCCTTAAAACCCAATCAGCAATTCTTGGTCAATGGTAGGACTATCAGAAATGTAGATGTCTCTGAGAATGGAAAACGTCTGAAAAGAGTAGGTGAAATGATTGGTGCTTCTGCCGATAATGGTAAAGACCCCATTCTTTCTGATGCTGGTTCTACCAATAAGACAGCTCCTATTATTGGTTATATGCTTCGTTTGGGATTAACTCATGAAGAGGCAGTGCTGATTATTAATCAACCTGTTATGGAAGAATATAACTTTGATGCCAACATCATGGAATCAAAGTATAGGGGTATCAAGAGGCTTCCAACTAGAAATGTAGATACCAAGACACTGATGAAAGCCATCATTAGTCCTTCAGAGATTTCTAGTGAAGAGCAGGCGGCTATTGATGCCTTGTGCTACAGGGTTCTCAAACAAGCCAAAGCTATGGAGGGGTTAACAATGATATCCCGTGCTGATTCTCCTAATGGTGCTATGCAGAATACATTTGCCAAGGCAAGGGTTCAGCAATATATGGTGGAGCTGTTTAATGCCCAGATGAAGCAGGATGATTTCCCCTTCTATCCTGTTAAGGAAGTAATCAATAATACTACTGTAGACGTATCTAAGGGAGAAGACGTAGTTAGGGAAGAACTGAGCAAGCAGCCTATGGCTTTTCTTCATGCTATGTATGGCCTTGGAGTTAATTCCTTGAATGATTTGGCTTCTCCATACTTCTTTATGCTGTCTAAAAAATTTGACTCTGACATCGTGAAGCCCATTCTTTACAATCAGAGCTCTAATAGCAAGGAGCATTTGGAAAATCTGGTAAATAGTATCTATCTTGACTATATTACTTATGCTCTCTCTACTTCTCCTTTATTTGGTGAAGAGCAGAATGCAGATGGCACACAGGTTTCCATGAAGTCTAAGAGGGATTACTACTTGAATTCCTTTGCAGATGACTTTGCTAAGACTCTTCAGGAGAATAGTGCTATCAGAGAACAGCTTGGAAGCATCTTGCAAAGAGATGGTAATAGGGTTGTTCTTAAAGATGTAGGTTCTTTGGCTAAGGGGCAAAAGGATGCTATTTCAAGGAGGTTTGATGCTTTGATGGCTCTTGGTGAGGAAGGTCAGAAACTGGCTAAGGACTTACTTCTCTATGCTTACTATGATTCTGGCTTGAACTTTAGTCATAGTTCATATTCTACAAGGCTATCCACCTACTTCTTATCTCAGTTCCCAGCATTCAGGGAAATTCTGCAGCAGTTGGATACTCCTCTTACTGAGGAGCAGCAGAAGAATTTTATTCATCAGTTCTTGATTACCCATAAGAATGCTGCCTATAGTGTAGACAATATTATCAATAGGGAGACTAATGTAGATGAGGATACTATTAGTGTTGACATGAATGACTTTAAGATGAATAGAAGGCTTGTCAATACTATTCTCAGTCCAGATCCAAGGATGACTGGAGTTCAGCCCTATCCTTATATCTCATTTGATAACTATGTATATGAGTTAGATGCAGATGCCTATGATATGAACCCCTCTGTAGCTGTATATCATAAGCTTGAGGACTATCCTACTGGAGACTACAGGCCTATATACAATGCTAATAAGTCTCTTAGCCAGCTTGCTGAAGAATACAATCAGACAGAACCTCAGCAAAGACCTGAGGAACCAAGCATTGATGTTGATTCTAATCCTGATACTGCTCATAATACAGGCGATGAAAATCCTGATATTGACAATGATGAGGATGATTTCTCTGAATTCAGTAATCTTGGAAGTATAAATGATGTAGAGTCTCCTGGTCCTGTTTCAAAGTCACAGGTTTATACTAATGAGGGTAGTAGTCAATACCAAACACGTCCATGTAAATTATAGAAGATTAATTTAAAAAATTTCTAGATATGCCTCTAAGTTGTACATATACTCCTTGTAATAGAAAGGGAGAAGAATTTAAAGGATTCAAAACTTATCGTAAGGAACTTGGCTATGAAACAGCAGTTAAGGTCTTTACTCAAGTCTTGTCTCCTACTTTCCAACAAGACTATGAAGACAAGTTGGAACTTGATAGTCAGGGTGTACCAACATACCAAAGTGCCATTACTGTGCCCTATGTAAAAAATTTGATTGGTAATAGTAAGCTTATTCAGGCTGAACAGAAGAATTTTCCCTATGTGACCAATACTAGGGAGAATTTCAACCGTCTTATTCTCTCAGCACAGGCTTTCAATACTTCTTCTGAGCAAAGAGACAATCTGGTAGCTGTGGTTACTCCATCTGATAATAATGAGGAAATCAGGGTTGAAATCAGAGAGAAGAATTCTCAGAATGCTGAGGAATTCCGTAATCAGTATGGAACCACAAGACTGAATCAGGCTCTTGAAGAAATGTTTGAGGATGTCGGAGTTACAGTAGATTTGCTTGAAGCCAATGAAATGGTCAATGGTAGGGTTGACTTCTCTAAGGCATCCTCTATAGCTGATGGATTCAAAGGATTAATCAGTATTGCTGATGGCATGGAAGGTGAATTGGCTCTTTCTGAAGAATTCTCCCATCTTCTTATAGGAATGTTCAGGGATGAGCCCCTGATTCAGCGTAGCCTTAATGCTCTCATCAATAATGATGCTCTTGTGAGGGAAATTCTTGATGATGAGTATGATAGGAACAGGGATTTCTATACCGAAAATCCAAACTATGATGCCTTTGGCAATGAGATGTCTATTGAAGAGACTCTGGCAGAGGAAGCTCTTGGTAAGGTACTGCAGGAAAAACTAAAAAATGCCTCTACCATCACCGTCACCTCATCTGAGGAAGAATCTCCTCAGTCTAAATCCCTTAAAACTCTTGTACAACGCCTTGTAAATATGATTAAGCGTATATTCAAGGGAAAGGATGCAGATGCTGTTACACAGGCTAAAAATGATGTTGATAGCACTCTTGGAGAACTTGCTAAGGATGTACTCCAGGGAACAAAGAAACTCAAGAGGGAAGAAATAATTAAGGCTCGTAGAGATGCTAAGTTTAATCAGCTAAAGGGAGACACTGATAAGGTAATTCAGCTTCTCCGTAATGCCAATGAGATAGAGAGAAAACGCAGTAAGATAGCTCCAAAGGAGATGACAAAAGATATCAAGAAGCGTGTTATCAAACTTGAAGCTCTTATCAGTGATGCTCGCAAGCTTGAAGGTGTGCATACCTATGCCAAGTGGGCTCTTACTGACCTTCAGGATGCTATGGAGAAACTTGATATTTCAGGTACTCTTGAAACTCAGGACTTCAAACAGCTTCGCCATATCAAAGCTACTATAGATTCCTATGCAGAATTTATCCGTGATTTCCATGAGATACTTGATGAGATTGGTGATGAAGCTGTTATTACTGTAGATGGTGAGGATATCAATCTGAGGGAGCTATGGAGGGAGATAAATGACATTTATGAGTCCTGTATTACTTCCTTTAAGAATCAGGCCCTTGCTGCTTTCTCTGACTACCTTGCTCCAATCTATGAGAAATCTCCTCTTAAGGATAAGGATGGTAATATGATTCCATTGAAGGATGTCCTGATGGGTGATGACTTTGATATTTCTGAGTTTGACAGGTGGCTTACTTCTATGGGCAATTCTTCCTCTATTATTCTACAGATGTTTGACAAGGCTGTGAAAAATGCCAAAGACAAGGCAAGGCTCAGAACTATGAAGAGTATCCGTGAAATATGGAAAATTAGGGATAATGCTGAAAAGCGTGGTATCACTTCCTTTGAATGGATGTTTGAAAGAGATGCTGAAGGCCATAAGACTGGCAACTATATCTCCAGATACAATCATGGAAAGTTCAAGAAGGAGGAGGATGAGATGAAGAAGAGCCTTGTCAATAAATATGGTAAGCATCCTATTGGAGAAGATGCCCGTAAAATGCAGGCTGAAAGAAAAGCTTGGTATGATTCTCATGCTGAGTTTGATATCTTCAACCATCCCTATCCAAATGATACTTATCTCAATCCTGAGTATGATAAGCTGACAAAGGCTCAGAAAGATACTCTTGATGAAATTATTGCGTATAAGGCTGGAATTGAACAGCAGCTTCCAAGTAATCGCAGGGAGACTTTCAGGGCTATACAGAGAAGAAGAGATGGCACACAGAGGGCTTTAGACTCTGCTAAGAATCCCTCACAGGCTTATGACAATCTGAAAGAAAGCCTGAGGAATGCTTTCAAGAGAACTGAGGATGATGACCAGCTTTGGGGAGAGAGTACTAAGGGTCTTACAGACTTTGCAGGTAATGAGTATCTTACCCTTCCAGTGCTGTACACTAATAGGCTTAAGAATCCTGATGAGCTTTCCACAGATGTTATTGGTGACTTGATGTCCTATGCTTATATGGCTAATAACTATGATGAAATTAATCAGACCTATGATCCTCTTGAGATTGGCGTAGATGTCTTGTCTAATAAGGACTTTATCAAGAATGTAGGTTCCCAAGCCAAGGAGGAGGTATTAAATACTCTGGGCAGGATAACCAAGAAGAACATTAAGATTGGTACTAACACCAATTTCCAGAAGAAACTTCGTGACTATCTTGAGTGTCAGGTATATGGCAGGTATCTTAAGGAAGATGATGTTATTGGCCCCAATGCCCAGAAAGCTGTAGGTGTATTCCAGAGACTCACTTCTACTGCCTATCTTGGATGTAACTATTTGGCTGGTATAGCCAACGTTGCTACAGCTGTAGGTATGCAGAATATTGAGGCTGCTGCTGGAGAATTCTTTGGTGCTAAGGAATTGGCTTCTGCTGATAAGGAATATGCCAAGATGATGCCTTCATTCCTTGCAGAACTTACCGACAGGACTAAGCAAAGTGAGATTGCTCTCTTTGATGAATTGTTTGATGTCAAGCAGAATGCTAAGGATAAAGTACACAATGTTCAGATGAAGAGTATCTTCAGAAGATTCTTTGGTCAGAACTGGTTATTTGTCCAACAGGGAATGGGTGACCATTGGATTTATAACAGGACTGCCATTGCTATGGCTAAGAGAAGAAAAGTCAAGGTTAATGGCAAGGAGATGTCCGTATGGGATGCTAAAGAGATAGTTATTGATGAGAATGGCTATAAGATAATGAGAATGAAGCCTGGAACCAAGAATTTAGATGGCTCTGATTTCAGTGCTACTGCCTTTGGCAGGGAGATAGCCCACATTAACCATACTCTCATGGGTATCTATAACGATGAAGACCAGAATGCAGCTAATAGGGTAATGGTTGGTAAACTTGCTCAGCAAATGCGTAAGTGGATTATTCCTCAAATGATGAGAAGGTTCCAGAGCAAAAGAACCATTCTTGATATTGGCAGAGAAGAAGAGGGTTACTACAGAACTGCTTATAGGCTTGCTAAAGATGTGTGGAAATCTGGATTCAAGATAGCTTCAGAGTGGGATAATTTAAGTAAAGAGGATAAAGCTAATTGTAGAAGGGCATTTACTGAAATGGCTCAAACATTTAGCTTGTGGCTCTTACTCTGGATGCTTGGAAGCGGAGTCAAAGACCCAGATAGAAGCTGGGCAGCAAAGTTTGCAGAGTATATGCTCAACAGGGAAGTGCATGAATTAGGATTCCTGACACCAGGACCATTAATGTTTACTGAGGGATATAAGACAGTTACTTCTCCAATGGTATGTCTCTCTGCAGCTAATAGTCTAGCTCAAGCTTTGGTTACTACTGCTAATCCAGGTAACTGGTTCCCAGATGAGAGTGAACTTATTCAGAGTGGCCCATATAAAGGTCATAGTCATATTTATAAGAGATGGGCTCAATTGCCTCTCCCACCAATGACTCAATGGAGACAGGTAGAGAAATTCCTGGATGACCTTGACACAGGTACTAAGTACTATTCAAGGGATTATAAATAAGAAAAAGAGGAGTTCACTACTCCTCTTTTCTTTTCCAGTCTTTATTCTCAAAGTCTACTGATTTCCAAAAATGCTCATACTCTTTATTGTCAATCCATCTCTGTAAGATTTCATAAGTATGAAATTGAAGATTGTCTTCAGCTTCACTTCTTGGTTTATTGTCATAGCTTTCAGCATCACAGAACACATCAAGAATAAACGAGTCTTCTAAAGTAGCAATCCATATATTTATATATGCAGCTACAATACATTCTTCTGCATCCTCTTCTTTTACATTGTACATGAGTTTAATGTCTTTGACATTATTTGGTCTGTCAAGTAAAAAAATCAGATTTAGGATGTTACAGCATTCTTTTATTCCATAAGTATCTTCCATACACAAAAAACGGCAGAAGGTTTTATTTATTATACCTCCTGCCATCTTTTTATATATAGTAATTGTTAGCCTCTACATTCTGTCCACTGCTCTTGTTCTCCTAATGACATACTATTGTAGGCATCTTCACTGATATCATTCAAGATATTCATCTGAGTCTCTGCAGGCAGTCTGTCAAACTCTAATCTCATGCTGACTCCTTTTACAGCTTGTTCTGCCTGATGTCTTTCTGCTTCTCTCCTTGCCTTATTGCTCCTCGCTTTTTCTTTCTTGGATATTTCCTCATCGGCATTGGTTCTCACTCCTATAAAATGATATCCCAGCCCTGCTCCATTTTCCAAATAGTGAGGTTCTGCTACAGGAGTATAGCCTTCTTCTATCCAGGCATTCTTGAATGAAGTCCACTGCTTTCCTTTATTACCATTCCAATTTAGTTTGTTGAAAGCCTTCTCTATGGCTATATGCATTGGATGGTCTTTAGGCAATAGTCTGTCTTTCCTGACTCTTGAATAGAAGGCATTTCCATTCCTGGTCTCCACAGGAATAGACTCACTGAATTCTCCATTGTTAATCCTGTAGAACAGTTCCTGAATAGGAGCCCTGTATCCTGAGAGATTCCTGATGGCATTCATTATCTTTCTGAAGAATCTCCTGATAGGCCCTAATACTGGAGTCTCTTCCATCTGTACATATTTCCTGAAGTCTTCGGCAAGCAACTCTTCTACATAGGCTACATCATTCTCTTTATAATGTTTTACTGCTGCATCATAGAGAGTATTCAACTCATCATCACTAAGTAGTGTCTGGGTAACTGCATGGAAGGCTTCATGATAAAGAGTACCCCTTGCAGCCCTATCAGAGAGAGTGATAATACCTTTCTCAAATCTTCCCCATGCCCAGTTTTTCTCTCCAGGAATTTCCAAGAGTCCCTGAATAAGATGAAGTCTCTCCTCAGTACTGAACATTGGAAGGTTCTTCTGTAGCCATTCTTTCTCTCTCCTGATATTGGCTTTTCTTTCCTGCTCTGTAGTTACTCTCCTGTATTTAGCACCCTCTCTAGCTGTCATAGAGCCACTCTTGGCATATTTATTAGCCTCCTTTAAAGCATCCTTCATCTGCTCAAAGTCCCTATAGTCAAGAGTAACTTCATTGCCACCATACTCAAGAACAATGCCTATTCCCTCATTTACCATCTTCAGCTTAAGAGAGTCAGAAATAGCATCCCAGGCATCTTTATTTCTCTTATTGATAATTCCAGCCTCTCCTACTTCTTTATTAATCTCCTCAATAGTTTTAGCCTTTCTTTCAACAGGCTGTTGTGGAGTTTGGATTTCTTGGGTAGGATTCTCTGTAGGTTGCTGTTGTACAGCAACATTATTTTCTTGTGTGCCATCTTCTATACTTACAGCTCTCTCATTATTCCCAGTATTCCCATTCTTCCTACCTTCCTTCTGCTGGTTAATAGAAGCCTCTCCAGCATTGACACCAGAGCCTTTAGAAGTCCTGATGAATTCTTTCTTTACAGGGTCATAAGTCCTAATCTGCCCATCAAGTTCAATCTTAAATGGCTTAGTCTTATCTGCCTGTTGTGAAGCCTTAATCTCTGCCAGAAGATTATTTACTTCTTCATCTTCTTCAATCAGTGTCTCTGTCTTAGTTACAGGATCTACTTCATAGGCAATGAACTTATCAATATCAATCTTTACAGTCTTGTCTCCAACATTGAAAGTTTGAGTACCTGACTGTTGATACCTTACTTCATTTCTCTTAGTGCCTTCCTGTGTAGTCAGCTTAATGGTAAACCAGTTATTCTGGGTATGTGTAGTATTCTTCGGAAGATTGGCATCTGCTATCTCGCCAATAACCCTGTTATAAGGAGCACTTGTACCATTCTTAGCTCCTATCTTACTATTAAGGAATTGCAGGCTTACATTAATGGGAGTTCCATCAAGTTGCCTTAATATAGTGTCTGTAACATCTCTCCTGCTTCCTGTATTAGGCACTGTAATGTCTATATGTTGGTCTGGGTTAGTAAGACTTTGGAGATGCAAAGTGATATTATCCTTGGTCAGTTCTACAGTGCTCTTTGCTCCTTCTTGGGCTCTTACCTGTAGGAGTCCCTCAATAATATCCATGTTTTCCTTGTATGCAGAAGTCTCATTTTTGCCAGCAGTGTCTATCAGATTGGCAATGGCCTCACTTAATATTCTATACAATTGTGTGTTGGCATGAGCTTGTGTATTGAATGCCCTTGTGTAGAAAGGTACAGGTATCAAAGCTCCAGAGGAGGATGGTAAAAGAAGATAGGACTGTCCTATATTTCCTACTCTGATAGGTCTGGCAGCTCCTCCTCTCCTATCCTTCTTATCCCTTGATGTAGCAATAGTCTCTCCTGTAACAGATATTCCGAGTAACAAATCTTCATTACCCATAATATCATTCAAGGTATTAATCTCCCCACCAAAAGGAACTACTCCATTCAGTACTTGTGAAACCTTTGATACAAAAGGACTTTTAGTCCTATTATTAAAGGTAAGGTTCAGATTCTCTGCCCCATCCTTAGTAAGGCCTTTGTCTGCTACAGCTTCATTGCAGCTTGTCTTGCTCCTCTTTTCCTCAAAAGCCTTGAACAGCATATTCTGTGCTAAAATCAAAGACTTGAGAGACGGAGAAGTTATTTTGGATTCATCCTCATTATATCCAGGCTCAAGTTCTGCTAATGGCAAGTCTCCCAAGATTTCTCCATTGCTGTCAAGCATAAGGATAACCAGTGCTTGTGGTCTTTCCTTGTCATCCAAGTCTTCAAAAGGCCTTCCAAATATTTCATCAGCAAGGTTTCTTACCATAAAGTGAATGTTATCCCCTGCCTTTAATCTATCTTTGCCTGCATTATCTACTTTATCCCAAGCTCCTTGAGCATCTAGATATTCCCAAATAGCCTTGCTTCTCTTATACCTGATGGAATTTTTATCTGAAATCAGCTCATGATAGGGAACATTGGTAGTATAATACCTTCCTCCATTACCCCTCTTTCTTCCAAATCTTCTGGTAGTACTTCTCCATGCATTACCCTGGGTAGAATTATCACTTAGTTTTCCAAGTTCCTCTACTATATTGTCAAGGGCACTTGAAGTAAGACTGTTTGTAGGAACAGGCTGCTCCCACTCATCCTTATTCTCAGTAGGATTCACTTTTGGTGCAGCAGTCTCTGCAGGCATCTTTGTAGTGCTGTCATGTCCAGTATCTTCTGGCTCATCCTCAATAGATACAGCTGTAGAGGGGTCAGGAATATCCTCTTTCTTATCTTGGCTTTCTTTCCAGGAATTCAAGCCTGAGGCTATCATATCCTCTACTTGTTGGGATAGATCTGCCATTTCATCTTCTCCTGTAGAAGCTCCTTCTACATCTGCTGGACTGATGAAGTCTCCTACATTATCCAGATTAATGTCTGCAGCATCCTCTGCATTTGCTGCCATAGTATCCACAGCATTTAAAGCTGCATCTACTGCTGCATCTCCCCATCCATTCTCTTCTGCATTATTAAGGATGGCTCCTTTAACTTCAGCCTGCTTCTGCCTAATATCTTTACTCTTTTGGGCTTCTTGCTTGGCATTCTCTAAAGCAGATTTAGAGTCTTCATCAGTTACATCACTCAAATCTGCTCCAAGAAAATCATCTACATCATCAATAGACAGGTCTCCATTAGCAATATCCTGATTGATATCCTTTGCAGTTTTTCCAGCAAACTTACTTTTCTGGTCTTCTTCCTTATTCTTCTTGTCGGCCTTTTCTTCTTCCTTTGCCTTTGCTTCATCTACCTTTTGAGGATTCTGCATATATTCAGTCAGAGTCTTTTCAAACTCTCCTGCCTGTTTCATCAGACCTGCAGCATCTATAATATTACCAACAAAGCTATTAAGAGCTCTCTTAGTCTCTGCATCAGTAGCTCTGTTATTCCTCTTGTAGCTATCCTCAAAGGTGCTCATGATGAGCTGCAGGTTAGTCATATTCTGCTCACTGGCATTCTTCTTGGCTTCCTCATATTTCTTTTGTTCTTTGGCAGTCCTGCGTTTATTTCTTTCCTCATCACTCAGATTCTTTTCCTCCTCCTCTCTGGCTGCCCTTTCATCTGCTGTCTCACCAAATTCAGGTCTTTGGTTTCTTCCCCACAGAATATCCCTGATAAGGAAGTCTGTGAAGTTATGTCCAGCCAGCATACTGGTATCCACACTTACATATCCTTCTGGAGTATCATCATCTTTGGTAAATGCCAAGTCAGAACTAGCATATTCTTTGGCAAGCTGTTCTGGAGTCTTAGTTGTTTTGAACAAGAATTTATTAGGCAGATCTTTCCTGATGTCTTCCACAATTCTATCTGCCCTATTAATACTTGTCTTGCCCATATTATGCAGATAGGCAAGATTGTCTTCTTGGTCTTTAGTCAGGTTACCTCCAGTCCTCCTATTCACTTCTTCCACTGAATCCAGATAAGAATTCAGCTTCCTGTTCATCTCTTCAGAGTTATGCTTTATCTCTTCCCTAATTTCATCATTGCTTTTCCTCTGACTGCCATCCTCATTCAAGTAAGGACTGTTATACCTTGTCTGACCTGCATAATTTTGCTTCTGCTGCTCTAACTCATCAATGGCAGCATATTCCTTATCTACATCTTCATAGAGCTTCTCAATGGCAGGCTGTACAGAATTATTGTAGGCAGAGACTTCTTCACCAGTCTCTAACATTCCTGCGTCTTCTGCTATCTTATTAGCCTGAGCATTCAGTTCTTCAATCTTTGCCCTATGGTCTGCTATCTTGGCATCTATGGCATCATCATGATTCTGCTTATCTCTGTCTGCACTAATCTCCTGAGTAGTAGCCTTGATGATTCCCTGGATATCTTCATCACTCATATCCTTGCCCATCTCCTCATAGATAGCCCTCAGGTCATCTATCTTACCTGCCCTGAGGAATGCCTGAATATCATGGATAGCCTGTTTGTCATCTTCATCTTTCCATCTCTTCATATCCCCAGCAAGGGCAGCATCTTCCTTCTGATTCTCAAGATAGGTATGAGCAATAAGATTCTTGGTCCTTTCTCCGAAGTTCTCTTGAGCAAGAATCTTATTCAAGTCTTCTACATTCTGACTAAGCTCATTATAGCCCATTGTCTCTGGGGTTCCATTATTGAAGTCCCTGACTGCATTATAGGCTCCTCCTTCCCAAGAACCATATCTCAGTGGATTAAGCCTTGATTTAGTCTGATCTTGATTAAATATCTTTGTGGGGGCATAGCTACCTACCATACCTGTGAGAGCTCCAATAGCAAATTGTTCCCATTGATTAACATCTCCCCAGCTGTCTTTGAAGCCTTGACTAATAGCATTACCAAGATTATATAAGTCATCAATGGTGCTCTTAGAAGCATCACTATCTGACATAGCTCTCCAGTAATCATTGGCATCCTCTTTATTCTCAAGATATCCAGCAGTATTCTGAATCCATTGCTGATTCATTTCTTCAGAGCCTTCTGTGAGAATGTTCTTAGTGGCAGCAACAGTCTTTCCAAAGTTCTTTCCTGTCACCTTATAGCCATCCTTAAGACTTTCTCCTGCCCTCTTCACAGCTACCCCAAAGGGTTTTGTTGTTTTAGAGGTAATCTCAGCAGCATGTCTGGCATTGTCAAAGCTCTTATTCATCATTTTACCAAACTGAATCAAGTTGCCAGCAGTTAAGAGAGCCTGGTTACCAAGAAGAATCTTGTTACCCATTTCCCTTCCACTCTGTTCTATTTGCTGCAGTCCTGCTTCATACCTTTGATTAAGGACATTCTGCCTTGCATTAAGGTCTTGCATCCTCTGATTATACCTCAGATAAGCAGGGTCATAGGCTCTACCATCAGCACCTGTTACCAAAGACTGTCCTTTGGTAGCATTATATTCCTCATTAATAAGAGCAAGCTCCTGTGCAATAGCATCTCTTTCTGGAGCAAGAGCATCATTCAGTCTTTGAGTCTCTAATTTATTCCTCTCCTCTACACCATTCCTTGCCTCAATCATGCCCTCACCAGTAGCTGACATCAAAGCAGAAGCAAATTTACCTGCCATTCCTGCTCCCTTACTGGCCTGATTTACAGCACCAAAGGCTCTGCTAATTAAACCAAGAGAACCAGAACCCACAGCCATAGAAGCAGCAGCACCCAAAGTAAATCCAGCATTCTTAATAAAGTCATCTGCCCAAAAGTTCATGGAAAGCAGATTGGTAGGACTATACCAAGGAGCATTCTGCTGCTCTTCACTTCTATAGTTGGTAAAGTTTTCCTCAAACCACTTATCTGTGTCACTCATGGCCTGGGTTACCGAGTTATCCCATAGCCCAGACCATCTTCCTTCTGAAATAGCAGTGCCTATACCTGCAGGAATTCCCACCAAAGAAGATAGGAATGTAGTACCTGCAGTACCCAGCATCTTTACTACTCCATTGGCCAGAGTATCATACCAAGGCTGATTCTCATATCTTATTTCATTGACATCTGATTCATCTCCTCCAAGAATATATGGGTCATCATATTTTGAACTGCCCAATGAACCATAAGCAGTGTTTTGCTCATATTCCTGCGGAGTAAAGTAAGCATCAATATTTCCTGTAGTTGCTGGCCTGCTGGGTGCCCAATTTTCAGTATTGAGAATATTTATTGCATCAGTATCTCCTTCCTGAGCCAATTGTCCCAATACACCATATAAATCAGAGTTTCGTACTCCCTTTAAACCTATAGGCCCTGTCTCCGTTATTTTCTTTGCCATATTACATCTTCTTTGGTTCTACTTTGTATGTGCGAAGTATATCCATACTGTTTTCAAGATTCTGATTAATCAATCCTCTTTTTAATCTTTCTCTCTCTGCTTGTGATATTTTATTCTGATTGTACAGATTTTCTATACTTTGCAATACAAGATTCTTCTTATCCTCATCAGACATTGCTTCTTTACTGATGTCTTGTAGTCTTAGTACTTTCTGCTTAGTTTCTTTACCATCATCCCAGTACAAAAGGTAGTCTCCATTACTTAGTTTTGCCCTATGTATCTGAGAATAATCAATCTTTCCTTTACTGTCTTGAGGTAAGTCTTTCCTAGAAGTACTTCCCTGCTTGCTGTATGTATAATTGTTATCGGCATCTATTTTTTCAATATCATAAAGTTTCACATTACCAGCACGCATATTTCTGGATAGAGTTCTATCAAGCCATTCTTTAAGTTCTGTAGGATCGTCTCTAAGTACTACGGCATTTACTTCATAGCCATTTGAAGCTAGTTTATCGAAGTCTCTCCAGTTTTTCAATCCGCCTCTAGTTCTTCCCTCATTAATGGCCAATCCTTCTTCATAGTTCTTTCGAGTTTTCTCATCCATTTGGTCTTTATATGCCTCGTAGTAATTCCTACTATAAGGATTTCCTATTGCGCCTTTTGAAGCAAGTTTTTTCTGCTCATACCCACTCTTCCAGATATTTACAATATCATCATTATCTGTAACAGTCCTCTTCAGGTATCTTCCAAGTCTATTTGATATGTTTGAGCTTCCTTTGCCTATCCATTCTTCGCTTCCATTAAAACCATTAGTCTCCCAATGTTTAATGGCTGCTTCTCTACCTCCATGCTTACTCCAATAGTCTCTTATCTTCTTGGATTGTGCATTTCCACCACCAACATTATAGATATACTCTGCAGTAGCTTCTGCAAGCTTGCGTTTCATAGAAAGTCCTGCAGATGTTGGGTCACTAAAATTTAGGGCTACTGTGTCCCCCATAGAGTTATTGCCAGTAATTTCGTTTCCATTACCTATTTCTCCTTTAGCTCTTGCTAAATCTATAGCGTGTTGCTGTGCCCTATCTTGAAGAGCTATTTGTTGCTGGAAATTCATCAGGTCTTTAGCATAGGCATCTGTATGTAGCTGCACATCCCTAGCACCAACACCAGCAGCAATACCTTGAGCACCATAGTTAAACATATCTCTGTAGGTATTTTCATCAAAGTTCCTAATACCATGAGCATTGAGTGTATTCTCGATAATGCCTCTAAGATTAGCAAATCTTGAATCATTCGGGTTATTAATGAAATCCTGGAAGTGATTCCAATCCATACCCTTTTGAGTAATGATACTATATTCAATTGGACTGAGGGCTTTTCCTTTAATAAAGTAGTTACCCTTACCATCACTCTGTACTTGACTGACAAGTCCCTTAAACTGATTAGCTACCTCATTGGTAATCTGCTGACCATTGATAACTTGGAATCCTTGGTTTGGATTCTGTAGGTAGGTATCCAAAGAACTGTTGGCAGCATCTCTTGAGAATCTGATATCAATTCCCCTTGCTGCCGCATCCATCCTTGCCTTCATCTGCATCTGGGCTTCTTGCTCCCTCTTCTGCCAAGCATTCTGGATAGGCACAATCTCTGTGTTGTACATCCTTCTCAAGTCAGACAATCTTTGCCTGCTATCCATATTCAGACCATTGGCATAGAGATTATCCCTCTCTTTCCTCAAGTTATCACTATAGGCTTTATACCTGTTGTAGGTTCCAGAATTCTTATCCAGGTCACTACTGCCCATTGCCTCAAGCACATCAGCCTGAGAGGACATCTTATCATACTCTTCAGCAAGCTTTTCAAAATACTGATTCTGCCTTTCTATGGGCATCATCAGCTCTTGATAGGTAAAAGGCTGGAAGGTTGAATTTGCTACTAATGAATAATTCGGCATATCTCTTCTCCTTTCTACTTTTTACGTCTTTGAATTTTACCACCCTTGGCTTTTCCAGTACCCTTATAATAAGAAGTACCATTGGCCTTTGCTCCATATCTGTTACTCCTGTCAGAATTAATCTGATTAAGAGCAAAGTTCTCTCTACCAATATTGCCAAGAGAATTAAGTAAGTTGGTGATATTAGCACTCCTTGCAGCACCAGTCCTTGCATCAATGGCTTCTCTCATGTTAGCTGCCTGAGCAAGTCCTGAGAGTCCCATCTGAGCAGCCTGCTGCCTATACCTTGCATTAGCCATATCAGCTTCAAGACCCATCTGGGCATTGAACATATTGGTTCTCCTATTGAATTCTTTAGTCCTCTCATACTGAGCTCTATTATATTCTTCTGCCTGCCTATAGAGATTACCAAGATTATTGTTGGTATTATATCCATTGGCAAGCATAGCTGCCTGAGCAGTTCCCCTGTTACCTGCAGAAGTATTCATCAGAGCCCTATCAGTAGCCCTTGCATTAGCTTGCATCTGATTAGCATAGAAGAGCCTGTCAAATGGAGTATACCTCATATAGTCTCCAATAGCAGGAGCTTCTATATTAGGAGCATAGGCTGCTCTGTTAGCTGCTGCTTCAAGCTTGCCAGCATAAGTATAGTCAGGCCTGTTAGTAAGTCCAAGAGCATCTGTAAGAGTGAAAATACCAGCACCCACAGCAGGAGCATACCTCATCCATGTATCATAGGGTTTATAAGTATTATTGTTCCCACTATCCCTATTAGCTTCTGGAAGTCTTGCCATTCCTGCTTCAGCATCTGCTGCTGCCCTCAAAGAAGCATTCTCATCAGCTCTCCTGGCATCTTCTGCTGCTTGGGCAAGTCTGCCCATCTCTCCTTCTGGAGCACTGTCTAATCCAACATAGGGAGTAAATCTATAAGGAGAAGCTGCATTATTAAGATCTGCCTCATTCCCTAACCATGTTGGAGTATCATGATAGAATCCCCAATTATGGTCTCCTTTACCACTATTAGGTCCTTCCTTTACATCCAGGCCTCTTGCTCTTCTAAAATAATTCCTGGCAGATTCTCTGTCATTGAAGTCCATATAGCCTCCAGCTCTCGTATTAAGAGCTTGGAGGTAATTTTGTATATCTGGAGTATCCCAGTTATCTAACACATAGTTAGTCCAAGCCCTAAAGCGTGGAGATGACTCTTCTTGAGCTGTGTCCCTGTTCCTCTCAAATGGTATGTGGCCAGAGGTAAGACTGGGTTTATAAGTATTTCCGAAGAAGTAATAATCGTTGTTGTCATCTGTCAGTTTCCACTGTCTATCCATCTTACTTGAATGGTTCTCTTCTCCAGAATATTTCTTTCCAAGTTTACCACCACAAGCAGCAACTAATCCCATATCTGACATCATTGCCATTTCTCTATTTTGTAGTTTAGCTCTTTCTTTCATTCTCTCTGCCTCTTGAATTTCTGTTAGTTTAGATAGTGAAGCTTTCAATCCATTCATACTAATGGGGTCATTGGGTCTCTTCTCACTTTCCTCTGCAAGCTTCTTACTCGCATCAGCAAAGCTAAGTCTATGTCTTTTTCCATGAGATTTTATCTCAGGCAGTCCTAAATCCTTCAGCATGAAGTTAGGAACTTTGAGTCTCTTAGAGAATACATAATCATTGAATACAGTCTCTCCTTCCTCTACAAGATTGGGAATTCCCTGTTGGTCAAGTCCCATAGGAACACCTCCAAATGGATTCCTCTCATGTGTGTTTCCTGCATTCACCTGCAGAAGCCCATTAGTGAAGTCAGTACCATTAGTACCAAGCTCTCCACCAAAGGCATATTTACCTTCTCTAAACATATCTTGTCTCTGTCTGCTTCTTCTTAATAATGCCTTATTATATTGAGGGTTTTTGATAGACCTTGAAACCAAATTTCTTTCTGCTTCTTCCCAATCCTCATTCCTCAGAGCTGTCATTAGCTTTGAGTTTTTCCTGAAATGTGCTCCTCCAGTACCAGTACCATAGGCAAGGTCTCTTAGAGCATCCCTTTGATAAGAAGTGAGTTTATCCCAATTAGGAACCTTCTTTGAAAGATCCCTGTCTATTCCCCTTAATACTGTAGTCAGTCCTTGTTCTGCTTCTTCCTGAGTTATGGTATCTCCCATCTTCACAGGCCTGTTAGTTCCAGGATACACCATGTGGAATCCATATCCAATAGTAGGAGCTTTCTCTCCTTTCAGCCAATAAGCCTTACTTCTGAATCCTTCCTGCCCTTTAATAAAGTTCTTGAGAGAAGAGTAGTTATCATCTCCTGCCACCTCCCTAGCTGTAGCTATGGCAGATGTCTTCCAATCATCTGAACTAGAATCTGGGGCAGCTGAAGAGGGAGTAAATAAAGCTGCATTCTGTGCTTCCTGCAGAGAAGCAATACTCCTTCCTTGGTCTTCAAGCAAAGCCTGCAATCCTTGATTCTGAGTCTCTGCATTCATCAGTCTTGTCTGCAGATTATTAAACTCCTGTTCCCTTGCTTCTTGGGCAGCTTGTGCTTCAGCCTGAGCTTCTTCAGCATCTCTCTGCTGAATGTAATTCATAGCAGCAGCAACAGGGTCTTGCATAAAGTTATTTACAAATCCACCGGCATCAAACCTATTTGTAAAGGTAGTAGGCTGCTGCTGTGCTATAGCTTCAAGTCCCTTAGTAATAGCATTACTCCTATTGTTAATAGCATCTATATACTTATTCTGCTGCATGAGTCCAAGAGCACCACCAAAGGAATCTCCAAGAGGACCTCCATAGGCAGCATAGTTGGCAAGAGCATCATTCATCTGGTCATCTACCAGGTTTTCTACATTGTTACTAACACTCCTACCAGCAAATTGCCTTGCGTTTCTCATCCTCTCTTCAAGCTCTGCTTGCTGTTTCTTGGCACTCTTATTCCATATGCCTCCCTTATAGATACCTGCTACAGAAGCAGTAGCTGCAGGGCCTTTAATATCATCAAGTGAAGTAGCATTACTGGTGAAACTGTTAAGTTCACTCATTGTCTTATTGGCTTCACCAAGTCTTTTGGCATCTACCTTAGAACCAAATAAGGCATTAACACCTCCACCAAGTACCTGAAGGCCACCACTGATAGCTGCTCCCCAAGGTCCTGGAATCACACTGGCCATCTTACCAATAGAGCCTAATGCATTTCCTACACCAGAAGAGTATCCTCCACCAATAAGATTACCAATAGCTCCACCAACAGCAGAACCAATACCAGAGATGCCTCCCATAGCTCCTACAGCTCCTTTTAAAGCACCTCCAATACCTCCTCCACCACCTACTAGTCCTCCTAAGGCTCCTGCAATACCTCCACCTCCAGAGCTAGCAGCTCCAGAAGCAGCAGAAGCAACACTACTGAAGTCAGGAGTTTTATTACCCATATTATTAATAAAAGAGCCTAATACATCTGCTCCACCAGCAGTTGTTCCTCCTAAATCAAACAAATTTCTGTTTTCCCTATACATGAAAGCAGGCTGGTTTGCCCTATTTACTGTATATAGTGTATTTCTCTTCATACTATACTATTTTTCTGCAAATTTAATGTTATCAGCCCATCATTTAAAACCCGCAAATTTAATTCTAACCAAGAGTTATTATTTTAATAATAACAAGAAAAGGGAAGCAGTTGCCCACTTCCCTCCCCCAAGTTTAGAATATATATAGTGCTAAGAAAAATAAGTTACCACCATATCATGTAGTTCAGTACGTTTTAATGTAGTACCTGTTCCTGCAGCATTCTTCTGTAGTTTAATATACAGCCAAGGATTCCTCATCCTATCCAGAGGCTTTCTGATGTGTCTTGAAATACCAAGACTGGCATCAGTACTATAGGGATAAGGCCATGTTTCTCCTTCTTCAGGTTCTCCAAGCTGACAGTTATTCCTGGGAATATCACATCTCCAGATTCTGAACTTTCTCTTTAGAGGTGCATCTCCATCCTCATTATGGTGCTGGAATCCTGCACTTCCATTCCTGTCTTCAAGATTAGCAAAGCCATGCTGATATTCATTCCAAGTCTCAATATAGTCCACAGGAAGATTGAAGATGAATTTTCCAGTCTCTACAGGGTCTGTCTCTCCTTCTGGAATAACAGTCTCTAAAGTACCATCTCCATCTACACAAGCTCTGAATTCAAGGTTAGTGAATACTTTGTCAGTCATACCCTCAGTAGAGCCATTGGAGATAAAGGTAAGTCCCCAAGGCTTATTATTGGGAACATAAACCTCATTGTTATTGACAGTCTGGTATGTACCAAAGAAGTCACAGTACTCTCCACTGAACATCTTGAACAGCTTACCATCCTTCATGGTAAATACATTCTGGTCACAGCTCTCTATCAGTGAAGTGTTTCCATAATCCATAAAGGAAGTAAACTGACTGAGAAGCTCAGAGAAGCAAAGGGCTGTATTCTCTTGTACTACATATAAGTCATGATTCACATCATCATAGAAAAGCCTCTGGGTATTTTTACCATGCTCCCTGAACCAGGTAGTCATATTGCTTCCTGCAGCTACATCCCTGATACCATCTCCTACATGATGCAGATGTCCACTCACACTGTCAATAAAATAGATACCAGAAGTAGTTTCTTTTACCTGAAGTTTAGTATTACATCCAATACCGTCACTGATATATCTGTAGCCATCTACCTTATAGGAGTTACTGATTTCAATAGGCACTTCGTCAGAAGTAGGTATCTGTACCCTAGAATTAAACAGAATATTGCTGACTCCCTTCTTTTGGAAACAGAATATCTGGTCTTTCCAAGTGTTCAGTGAGGTAATAGCTCCCTTTGAACCATCCATATCATAGGTACTTGCCAGAGTTACATTAGTCCAAAGGTCTATATCAGCATTAGTCTGCTTTTCCTTAGTCCATGTAATCTGGTTGGTGAAGCTATTATTGTTGTAATAATCCTCAGGAAGAATCTTGTAGCTAAAGAAATTATCCTGTTGAGAATAGACCTTATTAATAAGGTTGAAATTCTGAGGAGTCATGTTTAGATTGTTGCTTTGTCCTCTATTTCTGTCATATCTTCCATCAATATTCACATGAGTCTCAAGCATAAAGGAGCCTATCTCTACAATCTGATTTAGGTCTTCCCTTGTAAAGGGGTAAGTTTTCAAGCAATCATATCTTTGAAAATAGGTGTCTCCATAAATATAGTGAACATACTCAATGCCACTATTACTGCTTGATATGGAAGTAGGTTCTCCACAAGGAATCCATGTATTTTCCTTGAGGGCGTCATCAGAGGTTCCTCCAAATATTATATTTTGAAAAGCAGTTTGTTTGGCAGATGTAGAAATATCTCTTCTTACCTCCATTATAGGAAGGCTTCTTCCGGCAGAAAAACTGCTATATTGGCTAGTTTCAAATATAATATGAGGAGTAGATTTGTATTTCATCCTCACAGGCTCTTTTTTCATTACAATGTCGACATACTTGTCTCCAAAATGCTCAAGCATTGGATACCATAAACCCATAGAAGAAACCCATCTATAAAGACCTTCTTCATCAGGATTGTCTGGATCTTTTGAAAATGTTTTGTAGTAATGGTCTACATCATGTTCATTAAAGGGAGTGTCAACATGTTCTTGATACATGCCATTTCCTGCATAGGCACAATAAACCCCATCTGCATAGTCTGGAATCAAGGATGTGTCTATATTTCCCTGGTAAATTTTACTGTTTGTTTTTAAAATAGTTGTCTGGTCACTTGAAAAAAGCTGGGGACTTGTATTTGAGGCAAAGTTAAAATAATTCGTAGTTCCAGCATTAATAGTATTAGCATATCTCAAATTAGAAATCACTTTTTTCTTAAGCTTTGCAGTTTGAGTTCCCAAATTAGTAGGCCTGGTACAGTCATTATTCAAGCTTCCAGATTTATGCCAAGGATATACAAACCATTTAAATGGGCTCTTGGTCTCTCCATCTTTTTCTATCTTTTCATCCCAGTCATCTAAAAGAAAATCATCGTAAAATAACCCTGCTACAATACCATGCCCTCCAAAATTTCCACTACTAATAAATGATTTGTGTATAAAACCAGAGCCAGCACTACTAGCTGTAGGTGTTTCTGTTTGAATGTCAATATCAGAGATGGTATAATCAAATCGAGCATTTCCTATATGATATCCAACTACTTCTGTGAAATCTAGGGTTTCTATACTATCTTCGAATTCTATCTCAGGAGAGTGGAATGTAAGAAAAGACCAGTCTACAGTAAATTGATTGGCTGTCTTGAAGCATCCTTGTATTTCTACTGTCCTGATATTCGTAGTTTCTGGAGACCATACCCCTTCCCCACTTATGGGATAGTTATTTTTTATGTTTTGTCTGGCATATTTTAAAGTTCCTGCAGATGTTGGAAACACTGTACCTACAGATTCTCGTACTTGATCTTCTATACCATAATCGGGCCTAAAAAACCAAGAAGACTGTGCATACAAGTCGTTGTCTGTATATCTATGATTGGTAGTATACATTGTAGGATTGGCCACACCTTGACAGATAGTTACTCTGTCTTGCATTTGTGGAAATACTACTACAGGCCTTATTCTTCTATATCCGTCATTGTAAGCTTGTTCCGTATAAATGCGAGGCAGTCCTAATTCTATACAAGGTAAAGTAACTTCATTTCCATTTATTCCTGGACGACCAGAAACTTGATAGTCTCCTACCCAAATAGGGTCACTCCATTTTCCATTTTTATGCTGAAATTGTATTCCACATCTATAGTAATCACCAAATTTAAATCCCCCACAAGGAACTGTTTTATTAGTACTAATGTAGTTTGTGATTGTACCAGTCGACGTTCTTTGTCTTTCAATGTTTGATGTAACTGTGAGTTGATTGTCATAATAATAAGGAGCATCAGATATATGAGTACTTACAATTTTTCTGTCCCAAGCACTTAAATTGTCAGCTAATTGTCCTTGAATACTTTGACGGAGTGTTTCTAGGGAATTTCTTTCTATAGTAATTCCACCTAAAAATAAAGTACCGTCTTTCTGTTCAATGGTCTCTGCTTTTACAACTTCTCCTCCTTTATATAATAACTCTGTAGGATCAACAGTGTCCCCACTATAACCATTGTCAATGTAAGAAACAGAAGTTCCACTACCAAGGCTTGTTAAATCAATATCTTGAATCCTTTTACATATTGGGGCACCATTTAAACTAGTTCTTTGAATAGAATAAATTCTAAGATAATCAAAGTTTTTATCTACAGAATTTACAGTAATCTTGAAAGCATTCTCTACCTTATCTTCAGGACTTGCTCCCCTTTCTTTATAAGAAAGATAGTATAAAGGAGTAGTATAGAAAATATTAGATTCCTGTCCATATTTCCTGTAATAGGTAAAAGCATATTGAATAACACCAGGAGCAAACATTCCATTAGCTCCCAGCATCTTTTGTACAGTTACTGTTTCATTCAACTGTAATTCAGGAACAAAATCAAAAGAAGTCTGATTATAGGCTTCTAAAACATTTGAAGATGTTTCAGCAATATTAATCATCCTTGGCTGATTGTAGTTATCAGTCCAATAAACTTTTTGAATTTGTTCACTCTCATAAGAACCTATAGCATCTATTGGATGGCTTGAATCAAAATTCAAAGTAGTTTCTTGTGAATGTTCTCCGTATAGAATTGTAGATGATGGAGGATTTGTCGAAAGGTCAATCCTTGTAATATAATCATTATTTGAAGTTTTACTAAAAACTACAAGAAACTGATTTAGCAAACAGTGTCCCAAATGTTCTCCGTAAACACTCACCTTAGTATCCATAGTGCCTCTTTCATTGGTAATAGAAAGCAAGGTATCTTTCCCCTCCCTAGCTGTCAGCCTGATATTCCTGGCATCATATAGAAAGGTTACAGGATGCTTAGATACACTAACATCCCTCTGTAAACCAGCAAATGTATGATTCTCAAATTTCTTAGCCATATCTTCTTCTCCTTATTAAGTTGGTGTGTTAACTGTAAGACTCCTGTTTTCTGCATCTCTGGCAGCTTGCAACCAAGCTTTTATCCTAGTATCTATATATGATTCCAATCTATTATATAGGCCATTAGCATTTAAATTCAATACTATTGCATTGCACAAACTTGCTAGATCTTCATAAGCTGCAAGATACCCAAGTATAGCACCTTGAACTGCCGCTTTAGAGGAGTATCCCACAGCTCCCAAACCATTAAAAGTTAGAAAGTCAGAAATACTGTTAGCTGGAATACTTGCAGCCAAAGAATCTTTATTTGGAAATCCTCCACCCGAAATATAAAGTGGGTGATTTTCATCTCTTCCAAGCCCACTTCCTCCAATATTTTGTGTATGAGTTGTATTGATGGCAGTAATAAGGTCTGTGAAATCTACAGTAGTCTGACTGCTTCCACCAGAAGAACTTATTCCTTTAATAGCGGCAATTAAATCATCGAGACCTACTGTAGTCTTAGAGCTTGGTTCTGTCCCTGTAGGAGTATGTTTTACATACTCTTCCATCAGTTTATTCATTTCAGGAACAGTAATCCTCTCTGCTACCCTTGTAGTAGTTGTGGTTGTTCCTCCCTCAGTATTGGTGAGAGTAATCTCTGCATTAGTTTTATCAAGAGCAGCAGCAATATTATTAAGCAGCTTCTCTGTATTGCCTTCCAGATAAGTTACCTCTTCTGTCTGAATACTGCCAGAAGGATTCTCATCTTTGATAATAGCTCTGGATTTACTGCTCTCTTTCATCATATAGCCTGCCCAATTGTAAGCCATCTCACAATAGTAGGCTACCTGTGTCTTGCTAAGAGCACTGGGGTCTTTAGTCTTATCAAAGATACTTTTCAGTATCTGAATAGCAAATTGGTCTTTAGCATTCAGGCTGTCTATAACAATTGCATTCTCTTCTTCAGAAGGAGTGTATACTGTTTTACCTTCTGCTGTTGTTCCCCTAGTGTATACAGTCCCAGAATCAGATACAGTACTACTTACAGGATCCACTGTAGTTTCTGCCATCATCAGAGAATAATTATTCTCCTGAGCATTAGTACTGACGGGTTGTCCTGCAGCATCAAAAATATATTGAGTAGTACCTCCACCCTCATTTTCCACAGTCATTACATAGCCACTGGAAGTTTTAGTTATTGTTCCAGCACTAACAACAGTACTAGTATCACTTCCCTCAGTAGGAGTTACCATAACTACTACTTCCCTGTCTTCTACAGCATCTCTAGAATTAAAACTTCTACCCGCTGCATAATTTGAAGCATTTGCCATATCTCTTCTCCTTATCCTCTAGTTCTACCTATCTCCTTATTCCCAAGCCTCTCAAACCTATTGTAGAATTCATTCTTCCTTACAATAATCTGATTCAGCATATTAGTCAGACTCTGCATCTCTGAGATACTCGGAGTCTTAAACTCTTCCTCAAGTTGTCCTGCAGCCCATGCATATTCCTGCTCTGTGTGCTGAAGTACCTGAGGAGTTACTTTACCTAAGTCAAATAACTGTGTGAACATCTGGCACTTAACATACAGCTCCAGAGCCTTCATATACTTAGAATTGTCAACCAGAAGAGGATATCCTTCATCATCAACTGGTATGGCTTTATAGGCAATGATTACATCTCCCTTAGGGAAGGATGTGATAATCACTCTGCCCTGAATCTTGAACTGTGGCTCATGCTGCAGATGATTATACAATCTGCCTCCAGGATTAAATACGCCTGTCATTGACCTCAAGGGAACATCTGTCCTGCAGTCTTTCACCATGATTACCTCTATAAGGTCACAGGGAAGCTTTCCCCTATAATCACAGATAGGTACTTGTGCTTGCTTGTCTTCATACAGCTCTGGGAAACCAAATGTCCCTATAAAATCCAAGGTGTACTGAATAGCCTGCTCTAAAGTAAAATCCTGGAGAAGAGGGTGTCTTAATACCCTCGACAGCAATTCCCTGATGTTTATGTATTCTATTTTTCTGACCATATCAGTCTAAGTTTAACTTCATTACATTGACTTTTCTCTCTTCAATGGCCCTACCTACTTTTCTCACAAAGCTCCTATTGGCCCTGAATAGGTAGAACCTCTTGTTAGTATAGTGTGCTCTTGTCTTGTCATACCTGATGGATATGATTTCACTCTGCACTCTCTTCACAGTCTTATGACTGTTCCTTGCCTCTTCATCTGCATACCACAATTCCAGAGTCTTCAACCAGTCTGTCCTATAGTTGGTCTTCATTTTTCCTTCCTCCATAGCTACCCTAGCTGGAACTCCTGCCAGATAGAAGCTTCCCATTCCACAGGGCATATCCACTTTGTGGCCTTCCAATATCTGCTCTACCAGTATTTGGTTGATAGAATCTATGACACAGCTATAGAGGGTGTGTGAAACAGGAGTGCGGTTTAATAATTCCCACTTGTTCTTTCTGACCCATTTCCAAGCATCCCTTGCCCCAAGGCAGTGACTGATAATATGAGGCTTTGAACCTCTTTTCTGCAGCCTGTTTAAGAATGCCTGGTAACTCATCATCTGCTCAGATTATCATCAGCATTATTCTCCTTATCCTCTGGAGCTACAACTGAGGGAGATAACTCTTTGGCTACTAACTCAATAAGAGGAGCAATTAAAGCATCCTCTAAGGGGAAATCCCTGTCAAGGATATCACACTCTTTGTTGCCATCACTGTCTCCACATTCAAGCTCTGAGGCTTCCTCTGCATTCTCAAAGATTCCCTGCAATTGGGCTTCATTCAGATAGAGGAACTGAGGATTCTGGGAAGTCAGGTAAATCCTGTTGCTGGGGTCAAGAGTGGCATAGATGAGATTCTTCATCCATTTATTGTTGCCTACATACTTGAACCTGTCTTTGGTCACAAAGATAATCTCCCCATTATAGTAGCTTCCAGAAGTGTAGAGCCTTGTAGTACCTACAGGAAGGGTAGCTGGCACTTCTTTTGTAGTACGCAGATAGTAGCCACCCTCACAGGGATAGCCCTCTATGGCTTCAGTAGGCTCTAATTCTAAGCACAGAGTCTGATAGTTGCTTTCAGGAATCTGCTTCTTCAAATCCTGTGCATACTTCTGCTTTAACAGAAAACTTCTGTACCTGCCTGCAAGAAAGATAATATGCTCTTCAGTAAAGTGACTGTCATCAGAAACCTCCTTGAGCATATCTAAGACCATGTAGACTATTTCCTTGTATTTCGCCATAGTATTCTGCTTTTAATAATAAAGGGGAATCAGGGACCCATTTCCCCAATCCCCCCTAGTGATTTTAAAATTTTATGAAAGAACTTACCAGCTTGCTGATTTCTTAATAAGAGCATTAGTACCCTCAAGCCAAGCATAAAGACCAGTGGCTGCAGTAGCATTCTGACCAGTAGTAGCTTCAGCACCAATCAGGTTCTTCAGGTTGGTCTTAGTACCTACAATAGTCAGAGTCTTCTCACTGTGGCCTACATTGTGGCTGTTGCCTTCAAAGTAGAAGTGGATATCTACAAAGCTATAACCAGTAGTGTCAGAGGCATTAACCATGTACTCGGTATCAATATTGTAGGGGAATCCAGCAAAGCCATAGACATCACCACGCTCTTTGTGGAAGAAGTACTCCATATCAGCAACCATCTTTGAGTTGGGCTGAGTAGCACCAGCAGTAACAGTAGCACTAGAAGCTGTACCATCGGTATACTTAGAGCTGCCAGCAAACTGTACTTTACCCCAAGCCTTCTCGTTAATCATTGAAGGATAAACTTCGAAATCAACATACTCTACCTTTGCAGCACCAAGCCTCCAAGGCTGAGCAACTTCCTCAATAACAATAGCAGCAGCAGTAGTAGAACCCCAGCTTGAACTGCCTACCAAAACAGGACTAGCACCTGTAGCAGCAGTGCTAATACCAACACTTACCAGAGGAGCAGCTTCCCTCTTGAAGTTCTTGGCAAGATTAATAGCCAGCTTCTTATAGAAGTCAGAGGGAGAAGTGTTACCATCACTAATAACTGTAGCAAACTTAACCTTGGTAGAATTGTAGCCAAGAGCAACATAGTTCTTAATTTCAATGTTAAGAACATACTCGCCCTCTGCCACCTTGCTGCTAGAAATGAGGCTAGAATCCAAAGTAAGGACTGCCTTCTTATTCTTGTGTACCATGTCAGCAGCATCAGTAAAGCGTACATCTACCACATTGCAAACCTTGATGAGGTCACTCCTCTGCTGATTGTCCTTCGGACCCTTATACATCAGATAGAATTCATCCTTGTTAGGACCTAAAACAAACTGGCAAGCACCATCACTTAGAGAATCCAGCTTTGTGGCAGCATGAGAGCTGTCAACTTCTACTGGCTTGAGAACATCAGTGTCTGCAGTTCCTTTAGCGACATAAAACTGTCTAACTTGATTTTCTGTAAACATAATCTATAAATCCGTTAAATTCAACATTGCCAATCAGTCTTACAGTAACCTCATGGCGGTTATCTAATTATTATTTTGTTCTTGTGTTGTAGGTATTCTATACCCTTTGCTTTGAAGAGCCATCCTGACTGCAAGCTCCAGAATCCTCTGGTGAAGACCTTCATGCAGCTCACAGGAAGAGACTCTGTTTTCATCTTCTACAGTAAGTCCACTGGGAAGATTAACCAGTATGATGGGACACATCTTCCTGAGATATCTTACAAAGTAAGACTGTACATTGTACTTACATACTATCTCTACTACCCCATCAGCTAAGTCTAACCTCAATGCCCTCCTGTCAGAAACTCCCCTGAAAGGATTCTTCTTTACCCTATGATATTCATCCTGCCTGATGGGAATCACCTCAATGTTTGAAAGACCATCGCATTTTCCATCTGAAAGCTTTACTGCCTCGTAGGTGATATACATGAGGTCTGAGGGGAGAGTAAAGAAGGTAGACGTATTACTGATGCCTATTGGGTATCCTGCAGAGTTCTCTATGGGTTCCAAGGTCTCTTCCATAACTAAGTTTGAAAGATACCTCCTCAGCTGCTCTGTCTCCTCAAAGGATTCCTCAAGAGGATTCCTGCCATTATAGAGTCCTCTGACAAGCTCATCCTGAGCTTTGGTAAGGAAGAAACTCTTCTCATACTCATTGAACTCAATACTGTCAGTAGCCTCTTGATTGTCAAAGCTTCTGATTCTCCTATAGCTATTGACTAAGGAGTCAAAACCATTTGAAAACTCTGATACTGTCATAGTCTATTATTCTCCTTGACTTTTATTACTAACTCTTCCTCTGGTAGTCAGTGCCAGTTCCACTGCCCTGTTCAGGATATCTACATGAAGGATAGGATTCAATGTACAAGATTGCTCTGTAGTTACTCCATCAATACTGAGTCCATCAGGCAGATTTACCAGTACAATGGGGTCTGGCCTCTTCACATACCTTATCTTATATACAGCTGTCTTTGTAGGAGTGGTAGCTGTCAACTCTTCTGAAATATCCCAGATAGGAATCAATTCTGACTGCACATCAAAGCCTGCTGACTGATTCTGGAATAACCTCCATGCCTGCTTTTTCAAAGGCTGACTATATGCTTTAGACATCTCCCTGTCATACTCCTTATAGTTCAAAGGAACAATCACATAGTTTTCTTTTTTGGTAACAGGGTTACCTTCAGTAACAACCAGCTTCTCATTCAGAATAAAGAGGACATCGGTTGTACCATCTATAGGACTGCCATTTACAATTTTTGGAGGCATCTGATAGATAATACCCCTATCATCAAATACTGACCCTTGGTTACTGGCTTTTGTTAGTGTGGCTGTCTTAATAAGACTTGAGAAATCTACCTGCCTCCTCTCACTATCATCAAAGCCTTGTCCCTGAGAATTCTGATTACTATAGAAATAGCTCTTTACAACCAAGTCTTGGGCCTGAGTCAGAAGGACAGATTTCTCATACTCATCTAAAGTAACATCTGCCTTAGATGCTCCCTCACCAAATCCTGGCTGTATACTGTAACTATTCAGTAGAGTATCAAAAGAATTACTAAACTCTTGTGTAGTCATATCTCTTGTATTTTAATTATTCACTCCTCTGTCCTGCCTGAAGCACCATCTGTGCATTATCCTGACCAGTAGCTGTCCAAGCAACCTTAGCTAATTCTACAGCCCTCTGAAGAATATCCTCATGGATAATGGGGTCTAACTCACAGCCAGCACACTTCCCATGCGCAGTGCCATCTGGAGCAATGTATTCAGACTCATCCTCATTATAAACATGATTATCAATAGAAAGTCCATCAAGGTCTCCTACAATAATTGGATGAGGAAATCTAATATATCTGACTCTGTAGTTAAAAGAGCTAAAAGTGATATTAGGTCCAGCAATCAGCTCTGCATATTTAGTAGAATCTGCACCATAGTTAATCAACCTCCATGCCTGATTCTTCAAAGGTCTCTTATAAGGCTTACTCATCAACCTAGTATATTCATCATACCTAAGAGGGATAACCTGATACACATTCAATGAATTTGTTGTGCTATTTGAAGCTAGTGCCTCATTAATAATGATAAATACATCTGGTGGATAAGTATAAATAGTACTCCTTGGGTCAATCTTCTCACAACCACTTGGAAGTGATGAAGGAGAAGTAGTAGTCCAGGTCTTCATCAGACAAGAGAAGTCAGCCTGTCTCTTAGCAGAGTCATCAAAGCCCTGACCAATGTTATTGCCTTTACTGTTAGCTGTGAAATAGTTCTTCACTATTTCATTCTGGGCCTTAGTAAGGAATACACTCTTTTCATATTCATTCAGACCAGGAGCCTGATTTGAAGTAATGTTATTATAAAGAACATCAAACTGGTTTGAAAACTCTGTTATATCCATAGTACTTTATTTTTTAAGTAGGTAGGGGATTGCCCCCTACCTTGTTATTTTTCTTTTAACTTAGCCTGCAGACTAAATAGCACTTCCTGATTCTTAGGCTTGCTCAGCCACTTGGCAGCTACATTGATAGTCGGGTCTTCATTATTGCCACACATAGGCTGGTTGCCGTCTTTCAGATATAAGAATCCACCTCTGTCAGCAATAAGTCCCTTACTGATAGCCTTGCGGATAAGCACCTTGCTGTCAAGGCTGTCATCTTCCACAATGCTGAGGAACATCCTTGCATTCTTCGGAGTACTCTTAATCATGTCAAGAGCCTGTGTCTGAAGCCACTCCTTAGTAGTCCTGTCTGCATATTTCTTGCCCATCATGGTCTCTACAACCAACTTCAGGACATCGTAGTCTTCTCCAATCTTACCAAGCTTCATTACTGCCTGAATAGTAACATCAGTATTATTCTGGGCAAGCTGGTTTTCCTGATTCTCCCTGAGCACTACAAACTCATAGGTCTCCTTTGGCCTTGCTTCCCACTCTTCCCAAGAAGGGCAAATCTTATCTTTGTTGGCCAGCAGAATCTTCACTGAGATATAGTCTACGGGTTTTGACAAATCAAAGATATTGTCTCTCTTGTGAAGGGTTACAGAACCCATGCCTGTAGGATTGGCAGTACTCCAGAAGTTTGTCTCTGTAGGCTGCTTATAGACACTCAGGGCATTGGGCTCAAGACCCATAACCTTTTCAAGGCATTCCTTTTCCTCATTAGTGAGGACATTCACAAAGTTGTTGCTCTTCTGTAATTTGGGAACACAGTAAGTACGGAAGGCATTTTCATGCATTCCATCACCCATGATGTGATTGGAATCTTGTACCATTCCAGTCTTTCTGGGTAGCTTCCTTACTATTACTCTCTCATTACGAAGGCAATTCTTCATGTTTTCCATCTTCTCTTCCATTTTTATATATTGATTTTTAATGTTGGTCTTCAAAAAGACTTGGGGAGGGTGTGTCAGTCCACCCTACCCCTTGTCTAAAAGATTTACGCTTCAAGAATATCAGGCATAATCCTGACAGTCCTTGTGGGATCCCAGACAACAATACCGATGTCTGCCATCTTGTGGATTACAGCAGCATCCTCATCATTGCTCATGTGGTCATTGTTCCAAGCACCAGTGAAAGGATTACGCATACCAGCCTCATAGCCACGCCATTCATCTGGATGTCCCTTAATCTTACACTTCTGGATGTTAGGCTCAACACCAGTACCCAGGTCAAGGATATCAAAGATGTAAGAGCTTACAAGACCACCTTCAGGATGAGTCAGCTTAATACCGCTGGCATTGATGTTGTCCTTAGTCTGGTCAATCTCAAGAGTAATCTTGATACCCATAGGAGCAATGTACTCAAATACCTGAGGAGCAGCTACTGAGATAGCACCACCCCAAGGAGCAGCAGCATTGTTGGTCTTCTTCATCAGACCCAGGTTAACTGCATCAACATCCATGTTGGCTACCCAACCAGAACCCTGAGCAAGAGCTGCCTTCTGGAATTTAGCACCACCACGCTCACCAGTCCTCATGACAACATTGCGCTTGTTGAAGTCTGTCTTACCTGCAAACAGGTAGTACAGTGCATCTTCAATAGCCTTCAGTGAGAAGTCATTGTAGTACATGATGTTACCGCCATTCTCAATCTGAGCATAGAGGGCATCACCAGTCTTAATGACATCACCAGACTTACCAAAGTTCTGATACTCACCATTCTTATTACGGTTACTGCGACCCCATGCATGAGCATAGTTCTTATAGTTGTTGAAGGTCTTCTCAAGCTCGAAGTCCACATTCAACATCCAGGCATTAACCATAGAAGGCTTAGCACCACCACCCTTGTTTACAGGAACAGCAATAGCCAGCTTGTCATCCATCATATCACCAGATACCTTGTGGTGAATACGAATCATTGACCACTCATTCCTAAGAGTTGCAGGAATAGCATGGCGGATACCACCAACTTTCCTAGAAAGACCACGCTCTACAAAGGCAGCACCATAAGAGAACTGCTCACCAGGCATCAACCTTTCTGCAGGTACGCCATCAGTGATACCACCCATAGTCTCTACCTTGTACACATAGCGAGTACCCTCTTCACGGGCATCACCCAAAATACGCAGGGGATACCTGTTACCAAGATTACCCTCAATGGTCTCACCATCAAAGAACCAGTGCTCATCAAACACCAGATAGAATGGCTGTGTGCCAGCACCTACATTAGCAGTATGGCTTGAATCAACCACAACACCATTCTCATCACGGCACTCTACCAAAGGAATAACACGGTCTGTAGAACCTACTACATTCCAGATGTACTCCTCACCATTATCAAACTCCTTCACAGGAAGGCTGTTCAACATGGTGTCAAGAGTCTTACCCTGCTCAAAAGCCATCAGCTGTACCCACATATTGTTGACCTTCTGGATCTGGGTGCCGAAAATACTATTGATATGGGTCTTCTTGGTAATCTGTGGTGCCCAAGCAGTAAAATGCTGCATCGTAAATTTTCCAATTTGTCCTGCCATAATCAAATAAAATTAATCGTTTAAAAATGTTTTCCCTGTTTATATTTAAAAAGTCTAGCTTAATTCTTGTTTAGATTGCAAGCTCCCAGCCTTCTCTGTTTGAGGTGTCTGGAGCTGTGTTTGCGAGATTCAAAGTACCATCGCCATTCCTCTTTGAGTTATTGAGGAGGTTGGCTACTTCATCAAAACTGCTCTTAATCTTAGCCTTGGCCTTTGAGCCTGCCAGCTTATCTACATTCTTGAAATTGTCTGTCAGAGCAAACAGCAGTGCTACATTCTCCATAAACTCTATGGGATTCTCACGCTGATACTTCTGAAGAGCAGTGATGTAGTTTCCTTCATCATCCCTATACACAGGCTTGGTAATGCTGTCATAAGCCTTCTGGCGTGTTTGCTTGTCTACCTTGACCCCATCATAGAAGCTTTCTGTATCCAGAATATGCTTCTTCAGGCTGTCATACTGTTTCTGCTCACTTGCCTTCTGTTTATTCTGGCGGTCTTCAAGCTCTTTCTGATAACTGTCTATCTGCTCCTTGTAGAACTCCTTACAGCTTTCATAGGCTTCCTTGGCATCCTCAATGTCAGTACCATCATCAAGACTCTTTTCCACCATCTTCACGGCTTTCTCATGCTTGAATCCTCTGTTCACATAGTCCTGATACATCACCTGCTTACGAAGCTTCTCTCCATCTTCTCCCTCTGCTGTGAGGGTTTCATAGGTGTCCTTCCTATCAAGGAACTGTGCTACATTGAGGGCCTGCTGGTAAACCTGTACTTCTTCTGGAGCTGCACCACCATTCAAGGCTTTCTCTATCCTGCGCTGTCTTTCATCTAAGGCTTTTGATACCTCATCATCAAACATCTGCCTCAGGGTAGCTGCATCTGTTACCTTGCCTAGAGAATCATCGGAAAGGTCAGGGAAAACACCTTCGTCTCTTAATGCCTTGGCAATGGAAGAGAAGAGATTTGTTTGCGGAGTACCAGAGTCATTATTTGACTCAGGTGTCTCCCCGTTTCCCTTTGTATTCTCCTCACTGCCTACGCTCTCTGATACATTACCCAGTAAATCTGAGAAATCTACCTCAGCAGTTTCTTCTGTCTCATTATTTTTTTCGGGCTGATTTTCATCCTTGCCCTCTAACTCTGCTGTCTCTTCAGCAGGTTCTGCTTGTTCTGAGAAAAGCTTGTCTACTTCCTCTGCTCCAAGCATATTGTCCAATCCAATACCTTCCATATTTTAATCTCCTTAAATATTTTCTTTTGCAAAGATAGGGAACAAGGAAAATTTTCACAAAATGGTAAATTTTTCACTAATAATTAAGGTAGGCTATACTCACGTACTGCCTACCTCTTGTGAACCTAAATCGCGCACATAATTAATCTAAGAAATCGCAAAATTCTAACTAACTACATCATCCTAAGACATCAACCGATATTCTTCTGTTTTGCAATCCTTTCCTGACTCTTTATTTTCTCCCTCTCTAGCTGTAGCTTTTCATACTCCAGCCTATTCTTATCTTGCTGCTCACGGAGTTTCTGCTGTAATTCTGCCCTGTCTCTTTCTGATAGAGGCTGAACTGGAGTCTCTGTAAATCCAGAGGCTCTTGCAACACTGGAGTCAATATTAGCCTGTGCCTGAATCTGGGCAACAAGGAGTCTGGTATCATTGTCTCTCTGATTCTGCAAGTCTCTCTGCTCCATCTCAAGCTGCTTTTGCTGGGCTTCTGCTTCCAGTTGCTGTTGTTGCATCTGTTGCTGCATCTGCTGCATTTGTTCTTGCTGCTCCTGAGCTCTCTTCTCTGCATTCTCCATCATCCTTATCTTCTCTGCCATAGACTCAGTAGAGTACAGCTTCATGAGGGTGGAGAAATTAAACATCTGATTCTGCAGACCTGCCTGAGCCAAAGTATCAAGCTTCTGAGATAGCATCTGTGTACTCTGGCTGTTATCCACAACCAATCCATAGTCACACTCTGCATACTCATCTCCGTCAATCTCCATAATCTTCTTGGCTCCAGTAGAAGTGATATACTCAAACTTCTTCTTCCTGCCCCTCATGGCTATCTTAGAGGTTTCCACAAAGCACTCTAAGGCTCTCTTCTTCAGGTTATCATGCCTTGCAAACACTGCCTCAGTAATATGAGATGACTGCAGGGTAGCTCTTTCTACGCCTCCTACAGTCTCCCTATTGGCAACTTGTCCCAGCCTCTGAGGGGTAATACCACAGGCTTTACCCATCTGAACATCAAGCCAGTCAAGAAGCTGGATATTGAATTGTATCTCCTGACTTACAGAAGCATCCACTACTCCAGCAGTATTGTTGTTCATAGCTCCATAGAGCTTTCCTGTAGCAGAGCCTTTCCTTCCTTCATTGAAGGAGTTCTTAATGGCAATATGATTTACTTTGGCAAAGTAAAGCCACTTTTCTACCTTCCAGGAATCAGGCACAGATGCTGTATCAAAGATGGTCAGCTTTCCTAAATTTGATTCCAGGAGTTTGTAGAGCTTGTCAATGGTGGCATCATACATATAGGCATAGGGCTTCAGAATATCCACCATTGAAGGGCTGTTGTTATTACCTATATTATATATCTGTCCTACAATACCAAAATGGCATCTTGAAGGATTGCTCATGGAATTATACTGAATAGGTCTTGGCCTGATATTCACATAGATTTCATTGCCAATCTTTGTGCCTTCCCAAGCCTCGTTAATCCAGAATACTTCCTCTTCTTCTCCAAGTGCTGAGTTGCAGACATAGGTTTCAGGATAGAAATGGAACTCTTCTTCTCCAGTCTGAAAATCGTATTTCTTAACCTTCTTGATTTTCCTCCTTGATTTCCAGTATACATTGAGTACCCTTACATTACCTTCACTGTCATAGGGAAGTGCTGAAGAAGTATAGCCATATTCCCCAAGAATGGCTGAGAAGAAGTGTGGATTATTTACTAGCTCATTACCTACCTCTGGATCCATGTAGGCAAACCTGTCATCCCACATAGATTCATCACTACTGTCTCCACTAGTTCCTGAAGTCAGCTTCTCCAGATAGGCAATATCTTTCTTGGTCAGTACATCATAGTAGGTATCATACACCCATCCAATGCTCTTGAAGTCTTCATAGACAATCATGTCTGCATCCTCAGTCCTGTTTGAATTACCTGACCTGAATATCCTCAGCTTCAAGGGGTCAAGCTTCTCAAGTATAGGCTCTCCTCCAACAATGTCTGCCCTATAATGCTCTTCCTTCACAATGAGGGCATCCATGATTCCCTCAGTATCAAAGATATTACGGAAGTCATATTCCCTGTCATAATGTTTCAGAAGCTCATTAGCCCTTGCTTCCCTCATATCCTGATACTGATACTGGAAGTAGTCATTCTGCTCTCCAAGTCTTCTCTGGAAATCCTCTTCCGAGATGGACTGATTCTCTATCAGTTCCTGCAGACTCTGCAATACAGCTTCCTTCTTCCTGTTCTCTATATCTGTAACTGCATTAGGATTGGTAATAATGATGTGCCAATCAAATGGTCTGCTGATAGCTTCTCCCTGCAAAAGATTCAGATAAGAGTTGATGGTAGGATAATGCTGAAGCCTGTCTGACACAAAGTTGGCTTTCAGGTTATTGGGATTGAGAACATAGGCAATATCCTCCTTATGCAGCTTCATGTTCACAAGGTCATAGTTAATACGCTTGTGTAATACTGAATTCCTTACAGGAGAGAAATTCAGTATGGAGCCCTTGGCATCTGCAAAGTCCACACACTTCTTTCCCCATTTGAAGCCCTTCTGCTTGAAGGAAAGCTGCTGGCGTGGAAACCCATTAAATAATGCTACACTCATATTGATTCTTGTTTAGTGTGTTGTTATGGAAACAACTTTAATTTTCAGCAAAAATACTGTTTTGCCTACAGCTTGGCAAAGTGGTAAATAATTTACTATCTTTTTGTCCCAGAATTATTAATCAGCTGAAATCAAATGGAGAGTACTCTTCCTCTTCATTCTCTACATAGTTGTTCTTCCAGTATTCATCATTCAGCACATCATCAGGGTCATCTGCCTCCATGTCCCTGTCTTCATACTTTCCTCCCATGAGCCTGAGCTTGTCCTCCCTCAAAAGCATCAGCATTCCCAAAGCTGATACTCGGTCAAAGTTCTTAAATGGATTCCATTGTGAGAGTTCCAGAAGCAAGGCTTTGTTCTTGATGAAATCCAAATTGTGCTTGGTAATAACTTTCTCTTCTCCATTCTCTACAATAATCTCAGTCTGTGGAGTCAGCAGCCATTTGGCTATTCTGCTTCTGGCAAAGCCATTAATGGATTGTGAGGCATTAGTACCTTTGGCTGTATTGCCTGATCCACCTGGTTTCATCATCTGCTTATCCACAAGAATCTCCAGAGTATCTGTAAGCAGGTAGGTGGAATTCATGGTAGAGAAATGCCCAAAGAGTCCTTTTTTGTTATTTTCATAGTTCAGCCTTGCATTGTAAAACAGGCATAGTCTCCTGCATATCTCAAAGTAGTCATCTGCCATAGGCGGCCTTCCTGTATATTCTGCCACTATCCTGTCTGTCATCAAATCCAAGACTATGATAGAACCCAAAGAAACTGTAGTAGATTCATCATTATCATAGGGGTCAGCTCCTGCTATATACCTGTTTTCATACACATTGCCATTGGCATCTTTCTGGGGCATCTCAAATATCTCGATAGCTCCCTGCATATTCTTATTATCTTTGTGGGGAAAGAATCTTATGGGAGCATCGGAGGTGGGAACAAAGGAGACCTTTCCTTCTGCTAATGCCAATTGTCCAACATAAGTGGAATCATAGAAGTTAGGATTAGAGTTGATTTCCATAATCCTGTTCTCAATGTCTGTCACTGGGAATTGGTTGACTCCTCCCTGAATCATAGCTTCAGAGGGTGTAATTGGCATATTGGATACTATCTTGATGATGGTCTTGGGGTCTGAGGTATTGTATTTTGCTTTCCATCTCTCATTTAAGAGGAACAGCAGACTGCCTACAACATCAGTAACACCGTCCTTATTATAGAATCCTTTTAGGTTAATATATGCTGGGGTAAAGAATGAAAACCAAGGTCTTCCCTGATTGGGTTTATCCCACACATTGGGTATGGCATATACATCATAGCCCTTAGGATTATATACCAGCTCCTGAGCTCCATGAAAGTCTGATGCTTCATCACCAGCAGTTCCTACAAGATAGGCAAGACCATAGACATACTTACCTTCCTTCATTCCATCGCGTACATTATTATATACGTCTATCAGTTTGGGGAATGAACCAAACTCTTCAAACAGGATATAACCACGCTTACCACGAATCTTTGCCTCGTCATCCTTAGATGAAAGTCCCAATACTATGTTCTGGTCTCCCTTATTGGCTCCAGTAAGCTTGTCTTTATATCCTTGCTGCCAGGTCATCTTATTAGGGGAATCCACCAGCATTCTTCTTGCAAGGTCAAAGTGCTCTGACATAAAGGATTTAATAGGCACAAACTTAGAGAAAGTACCATCTTTCTCTGCCAGATATTCTCTCAAGTATGCTGTCAGAATAGTGGTAGTTCTCTTATGTGCTTCTCTGCTCTCACCCATAATAAGGTTATGGGCCATAATAGCTGCCAGACAGAAGGATTTACCACTACCACGCTTAGATAATTCTACACAATGGTTACCTCCCTCAAAGTTATTGTACAAACCCCCATTTCTGGCCTGGTCTATATAGTGGAATCTCCAATAAGTTGCTTCCCATACATTAGGGAATCCTTCTATACGTGAGGCCCTCTTCTTATTGCTATCTTCATCTGCCTTTGTCACCATCATAGGCACATAGTTCAGGTAGAAATACATATAGCCTGTAACCCATTCTCCATCTGAAGGTCTTACATAGCCTTCCCAGCACCTTCTGATTTCTTCCCTGAGCCATCTTCCATAGGGAGAATTAGGATTCCTGTTTGGCCTTAGGTCTGTGTATCTGCCATCCTTCATATACTTCAAGGCTGAAGGCCTGAAATAATCCATGTCTTCAAGTATATGGGGATTAGCTAAATCTACGATAATCCTACCCTTCTCATCTCTTGGCCTGTCTTTGGCTCTCTCCCTATAAGGGGAAATAAGATTCTTGACAAAAGGCACTGTCAGCACAATATCCCAAAAGTCCTTCTGTACTTCCTTGGGATATTTGTCCAGCAGTTCTTGTGTGATACCACTCTGGTATTCATTGACCAGTATCTCATGATAGTTCTTCTCTTCCATAGTTTCTCCTGATTTTAAAAAACCCTCCCATCTTCCCAGACAGGAGGGGAACCACTAAAAACTTAACATAATTTCTACTCTAATGAAAAATATTAACCCTTATACTTAACCTTATGAATAACTAAGAACATTATTAACAGAATAACACCCACTAAAAGTCCATTTACGCCAAAACGGATTTTCTTAAATAATGATATCTCTTTCTCTACAGGGTATGGAACTCTAATAGAGTCTGTCTTAATAAAAGAGTCTACCCTAACTATGTCTCTATATCTATCTCTGTATACATACTTTGTCTTGTATGTAGTAATAGTGTCACCACTCTTAATTACATAGATGGAGTCTCTCATATATATGGAATCCCTCAGCTCAAAGGAATCAGTCCTATATACATATTCAGTATGGTATTCTGGCACTGCCACATACTTGGTCTTACAGGATGTAAGCATTCCTAGTATCATCAATCCCAGTAGGAATATCATCCAAAATTTCTCATTTCTATCCATCTCTATAGGTTTTTATATTCGTTCTTTGCATCAAAACAAGGACAGGCTTTCCTGTTATCAAAGTCATGATGCCCGTAAATCTTAGCATTGGGATAGAGCTTCTTCAAATCCAGCAACAGAGAGAGCAATGAAGCCTTCTGTTTTTCTGTCCTGGTATCCTTTGGCTTTAGTTTGGCATAGGGAACTTTGGGATTGCTCTCCAGTCCTCCTATATAGCAGATGCCAATAGAATGCTGGTTATGTCCTCCTGCAGCACAGTGTGCTCCAGTAATATCTACATCCCTGCCCTCATGGATACTTCCATCCAGATAAATCACATAGTGATAGCCAATATCTGACCATCCTTGCTGCTTGTGGTCTCTCCTAATTTGCTCTACAGTATAAGGCCATCCTTCTGGAGTTGCAGAACAGTGGACAATAATCTCATCAATTCTCCTCTTGCTTTTCTTCAACCTGAATGGAAGAAGTAAAGCCAGAGTAGCTGGCCCTACAATACCATCAGCAGCAAGTCCTTTAGACCTCTGGAATTCCCTCACGGCTTCTTCAGTCATGATACCAAAGATGCCGTCTGGAAATTGTTTCAGAGCAATTTGTATCTGCCTGACTATTTCCCCTTTACTGCCTCTCCTGTATAGTGTCATAGCTTAGTCTATTTTATCCAAGTCTTTCTTTAAGTCACTAAGGTCTGCATCAAAGTGTCTTTCTGTCTTATCAACCAAGACCTTTGCCAGCACCTTCCAAAGCCTGTAGCCATTATCTCCAGGCCTCCTGCAAGAGCATTTATTTTCAGCAATGGATAACAGCTGTACTCCACAGATAGAACCTGTAGCAATGTAGCTCAGGGGAACATACAAGTCTACAAATACCCATTTCTGGGCTGCAAACATCAGCAGGATAATAATGAAGCTTTCAATCATAGTGGGAATCATCCCCCATGCTTTATAGCTTACATACTTAGCTGGTCTCTTCTTCTTATCTGGATAGCGTTTCTTTACTCGTTTATCTAACTCGTATGCTGTCCAGGAATCATACAAGATAAATGCTATGGCTACCAGTATTAAGGGGAAGGTAGGGTCAAATACCCCTACGAACCACCCAAAGAGGCCTCCCAAAAGACTGATAATCCATTCTGAATACTTTTCCATCTTAATTTTTATTTTCTTCCTGCAAAAATAAAAAGAAAGAAGGGAGTATGTAAAGGGGTTAATTTTTCGCTAACCCAAAATAAAAAAGGCAAGCCTTTTGGCCTGCCCTTTAGATGTAGAATATGTTGCTAGTTTACAGCAACTTCCTAACTCCAATACCCATAGAGTTCCATCAACAGCTTTTTCAGCATATTTCCCTTAGCTTCTTCCTCTGAAGTCTCTCCATGATTATAGTTTTCTGTCAGAGTAAAGATAGGCTGAATATAGGATTTACCATCTTGGATTCCTACAATCTGCAGTTCAAGGCATACTTGATGATAAGCCTTGATTGAATAGGGCTGTGTGTCACTGTAATTAGCGATGATTGAAATAGGATTCTCTGGCTGTCTTTCATTATACCAGGATTCAAAACTCTCTTTGATAAGGCTCAAGGTTGTGTTCATACGGCGAAATATAGGTTTAAAATGAATAAGCAAGGGGTCAGGCACTACCCAACCCCTTTGCAAAGATAGTCATTACATGGTACTCCAGCAAACAATTTAAAGATTATTAGGATTATTTCTGCTGGTCTACCCATTCAGCAACTTCATCCAAACCATCTTCAAACATTCCCTTCTCTATAGCTCCAGCAGCTTCTCCAAACTCATTCTCTTCCTTCAATTTCTGCTCTGCTTCCTGAATCATGGAGGCTACTTCTGGAACCATCTTCAAGGTAGTGAGATACTCTTTCAATGTCTTCGTGTCTTCTGGCTCCAAGTCTTTGAGAAGCTTCTGTACTTTTTCTACTCCCTCCATAGCTGCCCTAAGTAGGATGGCTGAAGAAGAGTCAAAGGTCCTGTAGAATATAATGGCTTCCTTAATGAGGGCATCAGGTTTCCAGTCATCAGGATATCCAAGTCCCTTCTTTACTGCTTCCATCCTATTGTCATCATCAGTGATATACTGATAATCAGATCTGGGGTCACAATAGAAATAGAGGAAAGACAGCTCCTGAAGTGCTTTGTCCTTGGTTTTTCCCTTATCCCTTGTCCAAAGCTTCTTGAAGGGCTTGAGCATCAAAGCCTCTGGAGCCACCCTTACCTCATAGTTCTCATATCTGAAGAGCTTCATAATTCCATCATTAGCATAATTATTGTACAGATAAATGCTCCCAAATATCCAAGGAATGCTATAAGCATACAACAGGAAAGAGCCTTGTTATCTCTTATAAACTCCTTTAGTTCATCTGTCATACCTTAATCTTATTATCAGGAAGAATCAATCCCTGCTTAGGCTTCTTAATACCAATCAGGGTATCACCCTTATAAGTTACCTCTTCAAAGTCTTCCATGATGTAGTGGACATCCCTCTGGTCAATAAGGATACATGTAATAGGTTCTCCATCCTTGTCCACCATCTCCACCTCATGAAGCCTGAGTCCTACAATAGGATTATCAGCCATTGCCTTTACTGAGTTGGGGTCTTCCTTGAATACAGCATACTTGTAGAAGTTGATGTTCACCACATCTCCTGGTTTCACAAACTTCACATCATCTCCAACAGCAATCACTGTCTGATATTGCTTGATGTCACCACGCTGATGGATAAGGACTCCTGACTCATCAAAGTCATCCCAGCCATATAAATCTTTGGTTACTAACACCTGACAGCCAATAGGCTTAATCTTTTTTACTTTTAACATTTTGATAGAATTTTAATTGGTTGTTGTATTTACGGACTTTGTCATAATCAACATAGAGTTTCCCTATATAGGGAATATTGAAATTGGTGGGGACAGACAGCTCTTCTTCTACTCCTTCTTTAAGGGGAAGATTAGTAGCTGTATGCTTTATGAAGCTCCAGTAACTATGGTATATCTTCTCCACCAATTCCAGAGGAACACTAAGATTTCTTGCGGTTTGCCTGAGGGCCAAGTTTAACGAATTGTTGTTCATCCTTGAAACTGAAGTTTATCATCAGCCTAGCACCATCCTTGTCAATGCTGGGAATCAGGTTAAGGAATATCTTCTCATTTCTGATAACTCCATTCTTCCTGAACTTACTCAGGATGACATTCAGATATTTGGGCTTGATACCACACTGCTTGCAGATAGTCCTCCTGACTTCATTAGAGAGAAGGATATTATCCACGATATCTAAGTCCTTAACCTTCTTGTTAATCTTATAACGCTCTTGAAGATAGGCAGCGAGAACCTCCATCTCCTTCTTAGTAAGGTCATGAATAGGCTTCAGGAAAGCCACCCACACCTTGAAGAAGTCACCTTCTGGAGACATTCTCAGCTTAGGATTGGGCTTAATCTGGATGTAGTTGGTTACTTTCTCCATAGCCTGATTCCTTAGTTCTGGGTTTCCTCAGCAGTTTTCTTTGCCTCTTCCTCAGCCTTGTCATATTCCTCAAGGGCTTTCCTGACAAGCTTCTCTACCCTTTCAGTGCAGCACTCTACAAAGTCACTGCTAAAATACTCTCCCTTACCAATAATATCCAGAAGCAGACCAAGGTCATTGAATTCTGAAATTACCTTCTGGGCATTCTGCAGTTTGGCATAGAGCTGCTTACACTGCATATTAAGCTCATTGGCAACACTTTCAAGCTGCTCATAGGTAAGCTTCTCACTTTTCTTTGTAGACTTGCTGTCCACTTTCTTGTTTTTCTCTTCCATAATTTTACTTATTTGATTTATGATTTAACACCAGTAGGGCCACTTAAGTTCTCTCTTGACTATAAAGTCATGCCCATATTTTTTCTTATACATCTCTTTCCATTCTTCAATACTCGCAGTACCAATATCCGTAGTACCACATTCTCCGCAGTAATCCTGATTCTTTACACAGGGCATCTGCCTGATATTCAAGGACAGACACCTCTTGCAATAGTATACAGGCTCATCATCGTAAGAGCTATCACTGTTCATTTAGTATCCTTATTGTAGGTAAGACATTGTTGACTTTACAAAGTTAGGAAACAGGCTATGATTACTAAAATTATATCCCCAAATAATGATTTCATTAACAAAACTTTTGAACACTTTCTGCATTTTGCCCCATTTTTTCTTAAAATTCCTAAAATTCAAAATCATCCTAAAGGAAATTCACTATCTTTGCAACATAGAGGGTATCCCCAAAATAGAACCCAATCAAATGTTAAAAACATACATTTTGGCCCTATTTTGTCCCCCAAAAAGAATTCAAAACCCATAACAGATTAACATCCAGTCACTTAAAAAATTTCTGAATATTATGTACGAAAAAATTCAAAAAACAGCATCCTGGCTAAAGCAAAGGATGACAACAAGCCCAAAGGTACTAAAAACCAAGAAGTTAAACCAAACAGGATTAAATTCCAATAATGTAGTAATATTTTACTTTTTGTCCCCCAGGGCCAAAAATGAGTACTTTTTGTCCCTCGTTTGTCCCCCATTTGGCCCTCGTTATTATGCATGAAAAAGGAGAAAGGAATTGATAAATCTCCTGTTAAATTGCGAGCTAAGAAAATTGCGGGTGGGAATAGAAGTCTCTATCTTGACATCTATAATAATGGTAAGAGGAAAAAAGAATACCTGAAGCTTTATCTCATACCAGAAAAATCAGAAGAAGCAAGAAAGAAAAATAGCCAAGTCTTAGAATTGGCAGAGACTATAAGGGCAGAAAGAATTCTCAACCTTCAATCAAATAAGAGCCTTTTCTTTTCATCGGAAAATAAAGAGGCTCAGATATCCTTTGCTGATTATATGGCTCAGGAGATTGAGAGAATGAAGAAACTAAGAACCAAGAATTACTACCGAAAATATAAATGTGTGGAGACTTGGGTAAGGAGATATGATTCTCGCACAGCTTTGGAGGAGGTGAATAAGAAATGGGTGCAGGGATTTATCCATTTCCTCTCAATAACTCCAGGGAAATATGGAAGAAAGCTCAATCAGAATACTATCTACGTGTACCTTATATATATAGCTAACATTCTGAATAATGCTGTCAGGGAAGGAATAATACAATCTAACCCCACTAAAAGCCTTTCTATATCTGATAGGCCAAAGAAATATGATACAAGCAGAGCCTATCTTACAGAAGAAGAAATCAAGAAGCTTAGGGAAGTTCCTTCTCCTGCTAAATACAATGACATAAGAAGAGCTTTTCTCTTTGCCTG